ATGAGTTTTTATAATTTAGATTATGAAGAAAAACGGTTTATTCAGTTAGCTAAAAAGAATACTCGCTCATATTATGAACATCATGATCAGATTCCTTCCTCACCTGGCCAAGTTGAGCTGGCCAAGGAACTAGTAAAGGAAATGAAAGAGCTTGGGCTTGATGCTTACTATAATGAAAAAACAGCTTTTGCAATTGGAAAGTTAAGTGCAAACACAGCAGAAAAGGTAACGCCTATTGGCTTCTTTGCTCACGTGGATACTGCAGACTTTAACGCAGTTAATATTAAGCCACAAATTCACGAAAATTATGATGGTCAGAAAATTATCCTAGATGAGAAAGATAATATTGTTCTTGATCCAACCGAGTTTCCAGACTTATTAAATCTAAAAGGACAAACCTTAATTACTTCTGATGGTCATACTTTGCTAGGAGTTGATGATAAGGCTGGAATCACTGGGGCATTAGCAATGCTTAAATATTTAACTGAACATCCTGAAATTGAACACGGTGATGTTTTTGTTGCTTTTGGTCCAGACGAAGAAATTGGCTGTGGTGGTCAATATTTTGATCCAGCTGATTTTCCTAATGTAGAATTCGCTTATACGTTAGACAATGGGCGGCCAGGAGATTTTGAATACGATACCTTTAATGCGTCAGAGATTACGATCCATATTAAAGGGACTGTAGTTCACCCTGGTGAAGCATATGGTCTGATGGTTAACGCAACAACTTTGATGAATGATTTTTTGTCTAATTTACCTCAGGATCAAGTGCCTGAAAAGTCACGTAATCATGATGGTTATTTCTTGGTTCTACATGCTCAAAGCAATGTTGATCATGCCGATATTAGCATGATTATTCGTGATTTTGATCAAAGTGAATATAACCGTAAAGAACAGTTTATTCGCGATCTAGTTAAAAAGATGAACAAAAAGTATGGCAATAGATTTACTGTAAATATTCGTGAGCAATATGAAAATATCTACAACTATATTAAGGACAAGCCATATATTGTAAATCTGGCTCTTGATGCTTATCGCAAGTCTGGACTAAAGCCAAATGTACAATCCTTTAGAGGTGGAACTGATGGAAACTTTATTTCGCCTAAAGGAATTCCTACACCTAACTTATTTAATGGTGGTGGCAATTATCATGGCCGATACGAATATGTGACTGTTGAGCAGATTGATAAATTAGCCGAAGTGTTGACTAATATTGTGACTGAACATTTGCGTCAAACTCGCACTGGTAGGAATGAAAAGCCACTAGAAAAATATTGGTAGATTTAATAGCCGTTTTATTTAACAAATTAATACTGTAGCATTAGGATATAAGTGGCTAGATGAAATATCCTTCCTCCTTAGAAGTGATTATAATCTATTTTCTTCATTGTAAAATCTTGCTAAAACAGCGCCGTAGAGCCATTTCTCGGCGCTGTTTTTCTTTTGCAAAATTTCAAAATAAAGTTTTCCACTGAAAAAGCACTGAATAAACCTATTTAAAGTCCAAATTATCGATAGATTTTCTCAAATTTTCTTTTTGCTTTTCGGTGATATGGGTATAAATATCCAAGGCTAATTCTGGTGTTGAGTGACCAAGTGCATACTGAACTTCACGAGGAGTAATTTTGTCGCTGCCATCATAAATCAGGGTGGCATAAGTGTGTCTTAAACCGTGGTTGGTTATCCTCCTGATATTAGGATTTGCTTGGTAGACTTCTTTCATCCAGTTACCGCCAATACCCTTAGAATAGAAAACGTCTTTTCCAGGATGATGGAATACAAAGTCAGATATACTTAAATCTGTTGTTTGCTTGTATTCGTTTAAAAGATCAACAAGACTGTCAGATAGAGCAAGTACACGATCACTGTCTTCTGTTTTAACCGGACCAATGTCTTTTTTGCCTTGCTTATTCAACGTAGCAGTTCTTTCAATGTGGACTGCCTTATTCTTAAAATTAAAGTCTGACCATTTAAGCGCAATGGCTTCACCACGTCTTAGTCCTAGATTTGCTAAAAGCATGAAATAGAGATAATACTTCAATTTAGTATTTTTTGCAGCAGCTAGGAACTGTATCAGTTCGTCTCGATTATAAAAGTTGTTGTCATTGTTTCGAGATTTCTTAGCTGACTTTTTAGGCATGATGACACGATCAAATGGATTATGTTCAACCCAGCCACGGATAATAGCAAACTTGATTAATCTATTCAGCAAACCTACGATCTTTTTATATGATACGTATTTTTTTGCTGTCTTATTAGCGAACTTCTGAACATGATCTACAGATATTTTATTGATGTATGAGTTACCAAATTCCGGCTTGATGTATTTTTCCCATCTATTTTTTGTGTCAAAGTAGGTGGTACCACGTACTTCTTCCTGGTAAATATCTTTCCAGATGTCCCATACTTCACTAACTCTTTTATCTGTGTTTTGTTGTTCGTTAACCACTTGATCAACAGTCTGAGATTTAAGATCAAACTTTGCTTGTTCAGCATCTTTGTATGTCTTAAAGCCTTGACGTGTGACGTTGTGGGCTTTACCTGTTTCTGGGTCAAGTCCGATGTAAGTTTTAAAAGCCCATCTGATCTTGCCTGATTTCTTCAATTTATAAGAATAAATCTCCTTGTCTCTTCTTCTTGGCATGTTTTTCACCTCCTTTCATAATTATATAAAACTAATGTTCTTTTTAACTGTTTATTAAAAGCCTGTTACCTGTATTGGATAGCAGGCTTTTTTGCGTTATAGATAATTAACTGATATGATCGAGCAACATTCTGCCCATAAGTTATGTGTAACACACAAATTATTATTATTCTATTGTTTTAATAAAAAGAGATTTTATTGTTTTAATAGCTCGGCTTTCTTTCTGTCGTACTCTTCTTGAGTTATAGCCTTTTCATCAAGTAATTTCTTAAACTTCATGATTTCATCTGCCGTATCTGGCTTATTGACTTTTTGAACTTGGACTTGAGGCTTGGATTCTGCTTTAGCTTTCTCCTTAGTAATTAAATCCTTCTGATCAGCGCCCCAGCGATAACCAAGGACCCACAGAACTACTATCACGATAGGCCATACGTTCTTTAAGTCACTAAAGTAATGTGGAGCTGCAGAGCCTAATATAATGAATGCTAAAATTCCGTAAACCCAGAACCAAGCCCATTCATAATCTTTGTTCTTAAAAGCACATTTGGTTTTGATGTAATAAATTCCTTGAACTAGCATTGCGGCAGCTAATAACAATCCAAAAAAACCACTTGTAGTTCCAAAGTTAGCACCATCTAATGAATAACCACCAATGACACCAATTGACTGAATGATTAGTATTGCGGATCCCACTATAAGCAATATCCCAGCAATTAAACGTCTGGTACTATTCTTAGGCTTTATTTCATTGTCTTCGTCCATTTCTTATTCCTCCATAAATAGATACAAACTATTCCTTAGGTTTATAGTCACTGGCTCTGGACTATGCGACCATCTGTAAATAGGTAATAAAGGTCATGAGGAATGCAAAAGGCTTTAGCAAACTTGTAGAAGTTACCAAAATGATAGTCGTTGTCGTCGCAATATTTATGAAGCAACTTAATAGCAAAAATATTAGCATCAGCTTCACCATGATTTACAGTTTGATCATTCAAGTTGTAATATTGCTGATCTTCATACAGGACGTGTGCAATTTCATGTGCCAACTGAAAAGGAATCTCAGTAGGATATGGCCACCGCACATTCATAATGATCAATCTGCCAACGTGGTTATAGCTAAGAGGAGGTGCAAAAGGTGGAAGACGATCAGAAAACTCAACACCTATTTTGTAATCAAACATTGCAGCATTCATTAGATATTTAATAAGGTGATCATAGTTTTCTTTATTTTCTATGCTAAGTTCATCAAGAGATTTAATCATAGTAGTTATTCCTTATTTAAATACTCAGGATGTCGTTTAAAGTAACCTTTGGCAATATCAGCATAGGTATCCTTTAATTCGTCTGGTATTTCACCACCATAGGGCATACCTAAATCAGCCCAGGTTAATTCTGAGCCGTTTAAATCCAATAGGGTATCAGCAGAAATATTAAGTGCTAACGCTATAGCTTTCAATTCATCACTAGATACTTTTCTAGTTCCCTTTTCTATCTTATTAAGTGCAGTTCGTTCAATTCCACTTTTATCAGCCAATTCGGCTTGTGTCATGTCTTGAGCTTCACGATAATTGATAATTTTTTGAGCCAAATTGTTTTGATTGTTCATTTTCTTTCACCTCTATTGCGCTTTTCGCAATAAATATATCACAAATAGCAACTATTTGTTCAAAAATTGCGAAAAAAGTATTGACATTGCGAAAATAGCAATGTAATATAATGCATGTAAGATGAATTGCGAATATCGCAACTAAAGGGAGGCGAAGATATGAAGAGAGAAATCAATTTAGCCTTGATTCGTGAGCAACGATTAAAGCATGGTTTTAGCAACGAGGATATGGCAAAGAGCTTAGGATTAGCTAGTTCGGATAAGTACTTCCGCAGAGAACACGGTGTTTACAAATTTCAAGCTTCTGAACTTCCAGCTCTTTCTAAAAAATTGGATATTCCTTTGGAAAAAATTTTTATTTAAAATAGTGCGATTTTAGCACAGCAAGGAGAAACAAATGGAAGAACTAATGAAAGTTCAAGTCAAAAACGATCGTCAACTTGTTAGTGCAAGAGACTTACATAAAGGTCTTGGACTAAAAGGAAGATTTAGCAGATGGTTCAAAACTAATTCAGAACTATTCACTGAAAATGAGGATTTTTACAAGTGTACATCAAGTACGGTTGTTAACAACGGCGCTGTTCGTGAGTTAGATGATTATTTATTAACCATTGAAATGGCTAAGCAATTAGCAATGATGGCAAGAACAGAAAAGTCAAAGCTTTATAGAGAATATTTCCTAGACCTAGAGCGTAAATGGAATAGCCCAGAAATGGTTATGCACAGAGCATTGGAATTCTCAAATGCTCGAATTGAACAACTTAAGTTGGAAAACAAAAACTTGAATATCCAACTTGAAGAATCAAATAAGAAAGCAAGTTACCTTGATCTAATTCTCGGTGATCCAACTCCAATTCTTATCACTCAAATTGCTAATGACTATGGCTATAGTGCTGTTGCTTTCAACAGACTGCTTAAAAAGCTTAAAGTCCAAAGACGTGTCAACGGTCAATGGATCTTATACAGAGCATTTATGGGTAAAGGCTATACAAGTACTAAGAGCAAGACCTACGAAGATCATCATGGAAAGTTAAGAACAAAGATTTATACAGTTTGGACTCAAAAAGGTCGCAGATTTATCTATGACATTTTGAAGAAGAACGGAATCCTTCCATTGATTGAACGTGAAGACTAGGGGTGATCACAAATGACAACCGACACAATGAAACCGATATTCGCGATGTCAACTAATGAACTTGGGAGCAGAGACCTTGACCTACTTCTCAAAAGAATGTCGTCAAGGACGACCAAAGAAGAAAAGGAAAAGTTGACCAAGCAACTAAACGAGGTTGATGCCGAACTAAAGAGACGAGGGGGAGATTGATGAATGACTTCATTGACATGACAGCCTTTGATGCACATATCCGGTCAATCGCTAGACAGGTTTATTTGGAAGAACATGCAAAGGAAGCCGGTGTATCAAAGAGCGAGTTAAAAGAAATGATCCGCATGATGGTACAGCAAAAAGCCTTTAATCGAAAAGATGCTGCTAAGTACATTGGCAAAACGCCATCATACATCAACGTCTTAGTGAATAAAGGCTTACTAAAACAAACAGTAATTGATGGATCAACTTGTTACTTAAAAGAGAGCTTAGACGAGTATCTAAGTTCAGGAATCACAACTTATAGGAGGGCAATCTAATGAGTAAGTATGGAAAGACAAAACTTGACCACGCATTGAGTTACTTCTGCATGGCATTTGAAAAGATTCTGGAATTGTGTGCAATCTTGTTCGTTCCATTCACCGTGGTAGAGCAGTTATGCATTTACGGAACATCGCACCCAGACAAGATTATCTCACTGCTATTGGTGTTGATGATCTTCCTTACACCGCTGGCAGTGCACATGGTTAAGAAACTTAGAAAGTAGGTGAAAACAATGAATGACGTTGAAAAGTTCGGCAGACGACTTAAAAGGTTTAGAAAAAACAAGCACTATACACAAGAGCGCTTAGGTAGAGAGGTTTATGTAAGTGATACAACCATTGGACGGTATGAGCGAGGTATCTCAATGCCAGACAAGAGAATGGTTTACGAACTAGCACAAGTTCTGGGAGTAACCCCTGATCGGTTGCTGGGTTTAGAAAACAAGGAGGACTAATGAAATTATGGAACAGAATAATCAACCAATTGTATCAAGTGGATCAGCCTTACAGCTTAGACCAAACCAATACAGTGTTCTTGCTAATAGTAATGCTATCAGCACTACTCACGGGTGCTTTTCTGAATTGACTAAGGACATCAAGAAGGCACTTGGCCTGGCAAAGCAAAAAGCCCTTTACTGCTAGCACAGCAAAGAGCTTAAAATCGAAAAACAATTTAAATCACTGAATAAGGAGATTATACCACAATGGAACAATTAGATTCAAAGCAGATTAAAGAAGCTAAATACATTTACGATAACGAAAGCTTGCGCGACTTAGCTGATGAAGAACCAGATGCCTTACTATTCTGGGACGGTGATGAACAAGCGTTAATCACTAAGTATGCTGGCGACTTTGACAATGCTTATGAAACCGCAATGGATTTCTTCACTTACAAGCTTGACAGTGACTTTCACGGAAATTTAAACGAATTTGCTAAAATGCTAGGTTACGGGTTAGGCGCTAAAGCCTTTTCAATGGCTGATTTCTTAGTAGATTGGAATAACTACAGTGAAGACGCTCTAAGAGAGATCATTCACGATGACTTTAATGGGGACTACTTGGAGGATATTTATAATGACTAACAATCAACTAATTCAATTTGACGGGATTGAATATCCAGTAAGCTACAAGCCAGCTGAAATCATTTTTCCAAAATACGGAGAAATGAAAGACAACATTTTAAAAGTTCACGATGAGTTTGCGGATTGGACGGTAACGCCACAAAACCTTAAATCTTCAAAAGAAGTAAGAAAGAATCTCAACAAGCTTAAAAGAACTATCAATTCGCAAAGAATCTCGATTACTAGTGGCATTCAAAAGCCAGCCAAGATGTTTAAAGCTAACATTGATGACTTGATAGCAATTATTGACGAAACAACAAAGAACATCGATTCACAGCTTAAACATTACGATGACAAGCTAAGACAAGATAAGCATGATCAACATGTCAAATTCATTAAACAAGCTTGTGAAGATGCTGGCGTAGACCCTAGCAAGATTAGGTATAACGCCAGTTGGGACAACAAAACCTATAGTAACCCTAAATTTGAAGCCGAACTGTACGAGCAAGTTGATATTTTACGCAAAAATAAACAGCAACTTGAAACAAACAAACGAATTATCATTCAAAAAGCCGATGAATTAGGAATTCCATTTGCTCACTACTTCGACCAATTGCAAAGAGAGGTCCCACTTGATGAGATTCTCAACGACATGCAAGCGGAAAAAGATGAACTGATCGCAATTGCTAAAAAGCAAAAAGAAACTAAGCAAAAAGAACAAGCCGACTTGGTTAAGCATGGCGATAAGGCGATTGACCCTCAAACGGGCGAAGTTAAAGATAAAACTTATACCTTTAGACTGGAATTTCAAAACGTTACTAAGTATCAGGTTGACCAATTAAACAGCTTCTTAAAAGACTGGGGAATTAAAGCTAGGAGAATTAAATAATGACTACAAAAAAACAAGGTTTTGATGATTTTATTGAGCCAAATCCAGAATTAATTAAAAATTTTGACATCAAAAAGTACAAAAAAACAGACAATGAGCCAAAATTAAAGATTCTTACTTATACTGATGAGCAGCAGAATCGAAAAGATAAAGCTTCATGGGCTATGCATTTAGCAATGGTCAAGATGGCTATTGTGCAGCCAAAAAAGACACACGAAGTTGAAGTAAGCGGACTAACTAAGTATAAAAAACCGTATCACTACACTTACAAGTATGCGGATTTGGCTGACGTTGATAGAGCCATTATGGATGCCGTCAAAACCACAAAAGAAGACGGGAAACCGCTATTAACCTACTACTTTGATATCGATAATGGGGCGGAAGGCGTAACTGTTGAAACGGTAATCGTCGATGCAGCTACCGGCTATAGTGAGCGGACTAATAAAGTTTGGTTCAAAAATTTATATATCGGGGATGCACAATCTACTGCAAGCTTAATTAGTTACGGTAAAAGGTATTCGCTTTCAGCCGCGTTCGGCATTGCCAGTGAAGATGATGACGACGCACAAATGCAAAAAATGAATCAATCGCAAGCGGTTGATGAAAGTGCTATAAAAATCATTTTTGAAGATTACGTTAACAATCACTCAATTAAGGCTAAAAACTGGATTAAAGGTAAGCATGATAAGGCAACAGGTGACTATATTAGACAGTTGCTTGGTGATTACGAGCTTAACCATCATCTTGACAAAGCTAAGCAAAAAGCAATTGACCGCCGAAAAGAAAAAGATCAGCAGGTTAAAGAAGCGGTCAAAAAGATAAAGAAACCTAAATCAGAAGATGAGGTAATCAAGGATATTGTAGATAAGCCTAAAAAAGATCCATTTTCTGATAAAAAAGAAGACACCCCGATGAGTGATGGACAACAGAGTTTATTTGATGACATTCTAGGTGATTAGCATGACCGCTAAAAAAAGAAAAACAAGCGAAAACAATCGCAAGTTCAAAGGTGTTTGGATTCCTGCTGAATATTGGCTTGATGAAAATTTAACGATTATGGAAGTAGTCATCTTAACTGAAATTGACAGTCTTGATGGTGAGAACGGTTGCTTTGCAAGTAATAAACATTTTGCCAGTTTTATAGGGATGACACCGGCTTATGTGTCAAAAATAATCAAGCACCTAAAGGAAAAGGGCTACATAAGTGTTAAGTACAAAACCGAAAATCGGGTTACCACAAGATCAATCAAAATAATTAGAGGTATTAACTCTAGTAAAAGGGGTATTAACAATAGTTTAGGGGGTATTAACTCTAGTAAAAGGGGTATTAACAATAGTTTAGACCCCATTAACTATAGTGTACCAAGTAATACATCTAGTAATACATCTAATAGTAATACAATTAGTAATTCTTCTTCTGGGCGAAGAAGAGAAGAAGACCCAGAACGTGAACAAATTTATAAACAATTTTTCCAAATTGCAAGAATGAACGACGGTATGAAAGACAAAACTACTACTCCAACATACGACGAGATTAAGCAACTAAGAAGTTTACTTTATCGAATTAACATTGACACTCTAAACGCCGTTGTCCGCAAGTTTGACATGAAAATGCAATGGAACATGGTTAATGATCCATTCGCCTATCTGCTAAAAATGCTCCGTGATGGGTTAGCAATTGACAAAGATTCTGAAAGCTGGGGTAAGTGATGAACAGGTTAAAAAAATTAAGGCTAAAACGTGGGTTAACTTTAAAACAATTGAGCGGCTGTCTAAATGATGAAGGGTTTTATATAGCCCCTGATACATTAGCAAAGTATGAACGTGGAGATAGAAACCCAAAAATAGAAAAATGGCAAAAGTTAGCCGACTTCTATGGCGTATCTGTCCCTTACTTACAAGGTAGATACGACCACTTAACTAAAAAAGAAGCCTTACAGGTGATTCATGAGGTTATGGCTGTTTGCGGCATTAGCAAAGAAGAGTTAAAGGATAGGCTGTAAAAAATGATTTTTGATTTAAAAATTGGTTGCGTAGTAACTCCACGCCAATTATCTGATGTCTTCCAATACGCCTTTATGAGATGGAAGCTTGGTTTTGACTACATTCCCAATAGTCGCCTTTATGCGATTGATACGCGGAATAACGGAAAAATTCAAGTTACGGGTGATCGGAAAATCGTTTACTTAGGATTAGGGACGTGGAAAGTGAAGTAGTATGAGCAAATTAAATAGAGAGCCGAAGTGTGAATTATTCAACGATAACTTTGAAAATTTTAAGCGGTATGGATTGCCAAAAGCGCAATTAATTATTGCTGATATTCCCTATAACATTGGTGCTAATGCTTATGGCAGTAACCCCGTTTGGTACAAAGGCGGTGATAACAAAAACGGTGAAAGCGATAAGGCAAAAGCCAGTTTCTTTAACCGAGATGGCTATTTCAACGTCATCAATTTCATGGATTTTGCTAGAAAAATGATGATTAAAGAGCCAAAAAAGCCGGGTTTAGCGCCGGCAATGATTGTGTTTTGTGCATGGCAACAAATACCGATGCTAATAGCTGAGGGCAAAAAGGAAGGGTTAAAGCACGCTTTCCCAATTACTTTTAATAAGCCTACTAGCGCGCAAGTATTAAAAGCTAACATGCGAATTGTTGGAGCTACTGAATACGCGCTTGTCTTTTATCGTGACAAACTGCCTAAATTTAGAAACAACGGGCATATGATACTTGATCACTTCCCGTGGGTAACGGACAACTCTTATCCTAAATTGCATCCTACACAGAAGCCCGTGCCGGTATTGCAAAGATTAATTGAAATTTTTACAGATCCGGGAGATGTGGTAATTGATCCAACAGCGGGGAGTGGAAGCACATTAAGAGCTGCTGTTGAGTTAGGGCGTGACGCCTATGGCTTTGAAGTTGAACGTGATATTTACAACAAGGCTAAAAAATACATGCTTAGCAGTTACCAGACAAGCTTAGATTTATTTGCAAGATAAAAAAAGGGACTAAGAACAATGACAAAAAGAGATTACAAAGAAAAGAACGTTCAAGAAATGAACATGGAAGATTTAATCAATACGGTAAGCGACGACTTAAAAAGATATGACAAGCTTAAAACGCTTGAAGGCGTTAAAAAAGAAATGTCGGTCGGTTTGTTTAGCAATAACTTATCTGAAAGAGGGCTAAAGGCTTATATCAGATTGCTAGAACTTGAATTGCAATTAGCAACCACAAGGGAGCCAATCTTTCATGATTCACGTGGCTTTGGCGATTACCTAGCCGGCAAATATGCGGAACTTGATCACGAAGAAATGCACTTGATTAGTTTGAGCAACCAAGGGCAAATTATTTCAGATGACGTAGTAGGTTCAGGGACAGTAGAGAAATCCGCCGTTTCAATACCTTTAATCATTAAGACTTTATGCCTTAATGGGGCAGCTAACTTTATTGTGGTACACAATCACCCAAGTGGCTCGATGAAGCCCTCAAAAGCTGATTTAACGATGACGGAATCAATTTACGGCTTGTCTAAGCTGATTAAAGTTAACATGCTAGATCATTTCATTATTGGCAACGGAAATTATTTCTCATTTGCTGAGCATGGTTTACTGGGAAATTAACATGAAATTTTACTTAACAAGTCAAAAGTACGCAAACAGCAATCCTAATTTAACTGCTGATGAAATTGATCAGATTAGTAAGGCTTACTTGGGGAAGCTTAGTACCGTTTGCACAGTTGAGGTTTGGCTACCGTCTAAGATTAAAAAGAAAAAATGTGCGGGGGCTGGTATCTGCCGCGGTGGATCAATCGTTATTAACGTTGCAGATGTACCCACTTTGCAATCTTTTAGAAAAATGCTTGGTAAATACTCCCTTATGGTTGTTTTCATGCAGCCAGACTATCCAAAACTAGTAATTAAGGATTTATAGAAAACAAAGGAAAAACAAAAATGAACACAAAATACAATTTTAACAATCGTAAGTTTAAAGCAAGTAAATTTAGTGAATTGGATACCAACCCAAGCCACTACAAGGATGATGGCTTTACGCATAGCCGCTCAAAGAGTTTAAGCAGCTACACCAAGGGCGTAGCAATTACTTACGTAAACGGTCAAACTTTTAAAACTAAAGATGTGACTGTAGAAAATATTTACGAAGCCTTAGCAGAAGATAACAACTGGCTACGGCTAAAAAACGGGGGGTGCATTAATTTGAACCACGTGACGCACTTTGAACCGTATAAGTTTTTTGACCACCCTAGGGATGAAATGCCAGCACCATGGTCGGTAGGACACGCACCAAAAGTGGGAAGCGATCACAATGCCTAATATTCTGTTTCGAGTAAAAAGTCTTGACGGCGATCCGCTTATCAAGGTTGTTCTTAACGAAAAAGAAAAGTACGAGTTGTACTGGCTATATCCTTTCAAAAAATGTGCTTTAGGTGAATTTGATAATTTCGCTGAAGCAGAGGTTGTGTTAGGTCAGTATTACGGATTTGAAAATATTGAAGAGGTTAGATGCTAAAACGCGTAAGTTTGTAGCTATTGAGGTTGGGCCACGGTCCAGCATGGAGTTAGACGTTGAAGGTCGTTGGCTAGTACGGTGGGGCGTTCCTATCACGATTAGGGGATTCAAATTTTTCTTTGTACCGACAAGCAATTCTAAAAATGTCAAAATTGAAGCTTACTCGCTAGATAGTTTGAAGCTCTTTGATGATTTTAGCGTGTCTAAAAAAGCAGCATTAGAGCAGTGTGCCACGGAAGAAGGATTCGTTTTCACAGTTATGCCACTTATAGCCCAAATTGATATTAATTTGCGCAAATTAAGTGATGACAAGTGGAGAAGCATTTTAAAAAGTGAGCGCGTTACAGCAATTGCAGAATGTGGTGCTAGAACTGAAAAAGAAGCCAAGTTACTAGATGATTTTAAGAAACGGAAATAGCAACGAATGACTAGGCAAGAATTTATTGACATGCTAAGCCCCTATAAAGGCGTTGAAGTTCAATTCATCGAATCAAATAAGTATGTTTTCATCACACTTACGAAATACATAGATTATTGGGGCGGCGCTTCACCAGAAGTTGGCTTTTATTGGGGTGAACAAGGTGTTTATGTTAGCCATACAGATGGATTAGAACCGGAAGCACTTCTTCAATTGTCATACGTTTTGAAGCTAGTGTATGAGTACTTACAGAAAGGAACATGGAAATGATGGTGTAGCAAATGAAAGAAATGAAGATTAGAAAGCGCTTTTCAGATGAACTAGTTGAGCATTTGTATGTCATCGTAGCCGATGGTGACTATTTTAGACCGGGATATCACATCGTAAAGACCGGCGTTCGTAATGGCTTGTGCATTTATGAGGAACTATCATCCGCTAAACGTAGCTATACGTATTTTAAGGGGCGATATCCTTCAGTTAAGTTAGTTCAATTCGATGTTAGTGGAACAACCGTTTTGGAAGAAAGTGAAGACAATAATGGGAACGTCTAGACAGATCACATCAGCAGATCAGTTGGTTGACGGGAAAAAGTACTGGTTGCAATCCGAGTTTTCTCTTACAAGGTACGAGTCCACATTTTGGGAAGCTGATAAGCATACAGCATGGTTCACTACCTATATGCCGCATGCTAGAGTTATCGGCTGGACCCGCCACGGTGTTACTTTTACAAATCGACAAGAATTGTTTGATTTGCTGGCAGAGATGAGGGTGAAGATTTATGAAAAGTAAAGAAGAAAAGCTAAGAGAAGCACTTAATGAGTATTTTGGCAGGGATGTCGGAGATGTCAAAGGTTGTTTCATTGACCCTGCAAGTCCGACTGATTACGTCCCTGAATGTCCAGTAGATCATACAAAGCAAATCACGATTTTAACGAAGCAACATGTACCAACCTTTGCAGAAAAGCGCAAAGAGCTAGTTGACCAGCTAGACAATGACCTGAAAGAAATTGATGCGGACTTAAACGCAAAAGCATTGGGCGAAAATAATATACGAATTTACGATGAGGGCATCGGCGCTGTCATTTGTGACTTTCATGAACTAACTGACGCATGCAACTTTCATTTGTTTGATTGTTACTTATCAGTTACAGAAATGATCAAAATCATGGACGCTGTTTCGGTCTTTATACAAGAATTGAAGCGTTTAAAGGAGCAATAAAAAATGACTAGTGAACCAGTGACTTACTTAAAAAACATCTTGTCGTACCAAAATCTTGATGGCTTAATTACCGCTGATGGTTACGACATGATCGAAAAAGAAAAGATCGTAACCAACCATAACCAAGCTAAAGTTTTAGCTAGATTAGTTAAAGAAGTTGGTACAGCTAATTATAACGGCGGCTATGCTAATGGCAGAGCTGAACAAGCATTTGAAGATGGTAAAAAGATGGCTGAGTTTATGAAAGGAGCGTCACAAGGTGAATGACTTAGTAATCATGAAAAGTCAGAAGGCTTTGACAACTAGCTTGAAAGTGGCTGAAACCTTTGGCAAAAATCATAGAAACGTACTTAGATCAATTAAAAATCTCACTGCTCAAAATTGCGCAGTGAAAAAGATGTTTGCTGAAAGTACTTATGTTAATGATCGGGGACAAGAACAGCCAATGTACTATATGAACCGTGACGGGTTCACTTTGCTTGCAATGGGTTTCACTGGTAGGGATGCAATGAGGTTCAAGCTAGAGTATATTGAAGCTTTTAACCGCATGGACGAATTAATCAGGAATGAAAGTAGCTTGCCACAAACACCAGAGGAAAAATTGCAACTCACAATGGTTGTTACTAATCGGCTGGTTAAGCGTGTTGGAAAAGTTGAAGCCCGTGTTGACCATATTGAGAAAACAAGTGAATTAAGTGAAATTCAACGCTACCAGCTGCTTCAAGCGAGAAAAAAGAGAGTAATTGAAGCCGTGGGCGGTGTAGATAGCAATTACTACAAAGACACTAAGGCTAGAAAAGTATTTAGTGCGTTTGGTAAAGACTTCAAAAAAGAGTTTCAAATTCCACGTTATGACAGCTTGGAAAAACAATATTTTGAAAAGGCTATGGAATTTACACGTAATTGGTACCCTGATTTTGTCCTTCAACGTGAAATTCAAAATGCTAACGCACAAACTAGCTTAAAAATTTGATTGGTGGTGGATTGATGCTAGATATCGGAGTTGGAGAAACAATTACAGATGGCTTTAAAACTTATGTGATGGGACATGACTTAAATTTGCATTTTGTCAGCTATGGCAACCATGCAACCCATCACGTAAGCGAGGATGCTTTAAAAATCATTTTGAAATCACAGGAGTAAAGAATGCAACGAGTTAGAAGAGTAAGACGGGGACCAGGTCCCGAACACAGAATTCAAAATGCAATCATCGCCACATTAAACTGGCGGCGTTGTGCTGTCATTAGACTAAACGCTGGTGCTATTCCAACTAAGAATGGCGGTCTGTTCAGGGGCGTTAAGCCCGGTACGCCAGATTTAATCGGGTACCGTTTAAAAGATAAGCAAGTATTTTTTATTGAAGTTAAGGCACCAAAAGGGAGAATCAGCCAAGCTCAACAGCTGTATCATCTCGATTTAATGCACAAGCATGTAATTCATGGTATAGCTAGATCGGTTGAGGACGCTGTAAAGATAGTCAATGAAGGCTTAGTCGGCTACGGCTATCCAGATTACAAAGGGGCTTAGCGATGAAGATAAAAGAAGAAATAAAAGGCTTTTTTGAGTTTTTGTCGCTGTTGCTCGGCAGCGCGTTAATAGCTTTTGTGTTTATTGTCGTTGGAGCAGCTGGGTTTAAATTACTTTTTATATATTTGCATTGGCTGTTTGGACTTTAAAGGTGAAAATTATGTATTTTCAATTAATTATGATAGTGGTTGCTGTTTACATATGTGGGTTGACATTATTCACCCTTTATCAAGTTTTGGCAGATAAGAGAAAAACTTGGGGTTTGAGGCTTGCTCAATCATTTGGAATTATCTGTTTTGGTGTTATTAGCAACCTATTTATTCTATGGATGCCGCATTGTAACTGGTTTAATGCGTTTCTTGGAATAGTATTTATAATCTTGCCAGTTCTAGTATGTTGGTCAATATTGGTATTAGATCCAGACTTACGGGAAGACTGGTAATGGCGTTTTTAAAGATTAAAGAAGCTTGTGCTGCTAAAAATATTACTTTAAAGGATTTATCTAAGTTAAGTGGTATTAGTGAGAGATCACTTGAATGGTACGTCAAGCAACAACGGGAGCCGTCTCTTAGTCGAGTAGAAAAGTTAGCAAAAGTATTAGAAGTTTCACCAGCGTGGCTGGTTTCATGGGAGTGAAGGTTGTGAGTTTAGCAGACTTGAAATTGCTCTTAGAGATTCATAGTGAGGATAAAAATGAAACCAATTGATCAATTAAAGTCAGTCTTAGCTGAGAGTGGTTATGATGTCATCAACGAAGACGGCTATAAAATGCTAGAGAATGCAAAAGCTATTACCACCGTTGAACAAGCCAAGGTCATTGCACAATTGGTTAAGGACATTGCCGAAGCCAATTACAATGCCGGTTATTATAAAGGTGGTACTGATCAAGCGTTTGAAGATGGGAAGAAATTAGGAGGAATACTCAATAAGCAAAATAAATAATGATGTGATGTAGATTTTAAAGTTTGAAGAGATACAGGAGTGGAACAGTGTTTTTATTTGATTTACCAGACGAAGTTTTAACAGCAGAAAATGTAGATGATTTTCTCAGCAGCCAGATTAACAGAATGGAACGGCTCAGTGGGGTTAGTTTATCTAGTCCCCAGCTATCACTTGCTCCCGCTCACTCAAATGGCGTTAATAGCCAAGAAAAGATGATGGAAAGAAGGTTGGCAGCATTTGATGTTTTGAAAGCAATCAAATATGCCATTGATCATACATCAGGTGTATCTCCTCAGATACTATTTGAATTTTACGTCTTGCATAAGAAAGTATGGGAAATCAATCGTGACTGTAATATGAATCATAATCAGTTCGGTGATTTCAAGAATGTTGCATTGAATCAATTTGCTGAGTGTTGGATCTCGGCACAAGACAAGTATTTTCCTGATGAAGCTGATCGTTTTGATTTGCAGATTTATCCTGGTGAAACTCTAGCAGATGCTGGTTGGAGAGCAGATCAAACTACGCGAAAACGAAAAAACGGGATGTAACTGGGATGAAAGTGGGATCACACCGGGATCTGAAAGGGATTTAATCGGGATTAAGTTGGGATCGCCCGATGATGAAAAAAGCAGATAATTGTTATTGTCGAGAAAGTAGATAGGAGATCTACCTCGACCGATGCGACGGAAATTTACTTTTACCAATGGATGTCCTCCTTGAAATAGGTGACAGCATTGCATACTATGTGGCTTGCAAGTTACCTGGTTCGAATCCAGATGCTGTCATAGCCTCAGAAATACTGAGGCTGAATCAATCTTGTTGTTTTTTATTGAATTTGAACCCAAAGATTCAACAAATGCTTGAGACAAGATAAATCATGTTTCCCGACGTGTCGCAGTGGAATACCTGCCTCACGTCTTAGCTCTGCGATGACCGTAAGCGAGCGGAGCATTGATATAAAAAAGGACTATTGAGTCCGTGTTCTGATAACAAGGTTTTCTTAACCTAACCGCTTGAAAAGGCGGCCCTTTGATCTAAGTTCGGCAACGTACATGTTTTTTAAATTGTGGAGGTGAAAATCTCCCCTTGATCATGTTGCTCTGCATGCACTGAAGGTCGGCACTTCATTAGATCTTAGCCAGTAGCAATACTGGTTGTGCTGATAATCAATTTAAGCATTAAAAAAATCTCTCACATTCGGTAGTGGTTATGCTGCTACCATCTTGGGCAGACTCGTGTCTGTCCGTCGGTAAGCTTATTAATGGAGTCACTTATAAATACCTCTGTTTTATTTAATTAACTGGCGGACAGTTAGGGTTCGATTCCTTAACTGCTCATTACGTGGTTCTGCTAATTAGTAATCAAGAACAAAACACATTATGTATGTTTAGGATCACGTGTTAAGGTGCTGGTTAATTCCAGTGCCTTTTTTCGTGTGAAAGGAATTAGCAATGTATCGCACTAAAAGATTTGGTCTCGTATCGTGCAAGGAAGAAAATCAAATCCTTGCTGAACTTGAAAGAGATGTCGAGCACAAAAAGAAACACAAACATAAAAAAAGAGGGAAACAACATCATGGAACTAAAGGAACTAACAACTAGAACTTTGAAGTTATTTAATTCAAAAAATACAAAAGAATTAATAAACAAGCTTCCGAGCTATTGGAATGACGAACAAGCCAAACAAAAATTTTGTGATTTAGTATGTGATTTAAATGTTGACTGGCTTCAAAAAATTTTTCAGTACTACGAAGCAGATAGAAAAGACAAAAAGCAAGATTATACGCCTACAACATTAGCAAAATTGATGGCAAATATTGCTTTAAGAGACAATGAAAACAGCATTACAGATATGTGCGCTGGAAGTGGTGCTTTAACAATTCAATGTTGGAACTTAAAGCATAATATTCATGCTGAATGCCTAGAATTTGATGAAAATGTAATGCCAATATTGATCTTTAACTTAGCGGTTAGAAATATAGATGCAAGTGTTTATCAAATGGATGTTTTGCAAAATGAAGTTAAACATTCTTGGAAAGTAGTTCCTGGTAATAAATTTGGAGAGGTGGTAGCAAATGACAACGATTAGTAACCCACCATACAACATGAAATGGAAGCATCCATTCTTCGCAATGTCTCAATCAAGATTTGCCTTTGGTCTTCCACCAGAAAATAATGCGAATTATGCGTTTATCCAAACAGCTTTGGATAAAAATGATAAAGCTGTCTTTTTATTGCCAAATGGTGTTTTAACCACGAGTGACAAGGAAGAAAGTGCAATTAGACAGGCTTTAGTTGAAAATAATTACCTTGAAGCTGTTATTCAACTACCGGATAAAATGTTTGAAAGTACTAGTATTCCGACTTCCCTTTTGATTTTTAACAAACATAAAGCAACAGCAAATGTAGTGATGGTAGATGCTATACCATTAGCAAAGCAAGTTGAAAGAGAACAACGAGGGCAAGTTGGTAGTAGCGCCCATACTAAAAGAGTTTATAAAAAGCAAATTAACATTTTAGATAATGATGCCATTGAACAAATCATGAGTTTGCTTGATAACCCTGAGGATAAAGAAGGTATGTCTAAAGTCGTGTCTATTGACCAGATTAAAAACAATGACTTTATTATTCAGCCAACAAGATATATCAGCATTAAGCAAGAAAAGACTGACAGTTCTAGCAATTTAAAACTTATTTGCGAAGATTTGCAGAGAATTAGTCAAGAAAAGGCTGTAATAAAGCTAACTATCAACAAGAAAATGGCACAAGATTTAGGTATTTTAGGTTTATGTGAATTGCTGAATATGTCTGCTGATGCTAATAAAGAAATTAATGAAGCTTACAAAAATGTTCCTGATGTAAATATTGATCTTAATACTGAGCATGTAGTTACTTTAACAAATAATAAGGTTTTCAAAATTGAAGTTAAAAAATGGGATAAATTGCCAGATATTATACATGCCTTTGCAATTATGTGGGCACAAATGTCTAAACAATACAATGACCGAGAAAATGTGGCACTAATGAGATTAAAAGCAATTATGTTAGATAATTATTTTAATAATTAGCAAAGGATGGAATGAAATGAAGAGAATTAACAAAGATGAAATGAGTCAGATTGATCAAGCTATCAAAGAAGGCTTGTCAGATGATGATCATAGCACTAAGCCAGTTGAAGAAGATCACGCAGGTGTTCAAAGTAAAAAAGGTGTTTTGATCAGAATTAAGATGGAACATGATGAATTAAAGGATAAGATCCTAAAGATCGATGATGTACTAATTAATCACATTAATGTGTCACCATCGCAATATGATTATTTAAAAATTCAACGTGATGCAATGATGACTGTATACCACATTTTGGAATTAAGAATTACAGATTTAGCTAATGAGGTAAGCCAGTATGAAATACATTAAGTATGGTCATAGTAAATGGGTACCTGAAGGATGGAAAGTTAATTTTTTCACTAAAGGGTTAAATAATGTTGCGGCATTGTTAGAAAAAGCAATTGAAAAGGCTTTATCAGATTCAGTTAATGAAGATGATCTTTACTAGCGATGCAATTAAGTTAATCAAGCAATCGAACAAATTCGGTTGTTTTTTATTTTGCTGAAATTTGAGGAGGTGTGACTAAAAGCTTTGGTAAAACTTGGTAAAAATACTGAATTTGATAAGTTGAGTTGGAAACGGCAAAAGGCAGTAATTCAGCTTTTCCAAGGTAAGACTCTAAAAGAGATATCACAGGACGTTGGTGTTCACCTAAATACCGTTGAAAACTGGAAAAAAGACGAGAAGTTTCAAAAGGCAAGAACTGAATACAGCGTTTATGCTTTTAGTCATTTGCTCCCCAAAGTAGTATCCAACTTAAATCGAATTTTAAATGAGGGTGAAGATAAAAACGTCCTCAAGGCAATTCAAATAATTTTAAGTAACAGTGACTTGCTTAACAGTCAAAGCAGTCAGAAGCTCTTAAAAGCACGAATTAGAAAAGAGACTGCAGAAGCAGCTAAGGCAGAAGCCGAGGCTGAAGTAGCAAAGGCACAAGTTGAACAGCTTCATACCGTTGCTGACAAGACTAGAGAAAAGATGGACAAGTTAAGTATTGAAGATTTGCGTAATTTAGCAAAGATGGCAGGTGAAGATAGTGATTAAGTTAAGTGCTGATGAGAAGAACGGAATTGCATTAGCTGCTAGGCATGCATTAGCAAGGAAAAGCTATGCCGATTATTTCCTATTGGCTAATCCTGGCATGAAGCTTTATCCGCATACCAAGCTGATTACTGATAAGTTACAGAAGATTGTTAATGGGGAACAGCATTTTTATATTGTGGAGATGCCACCTCAACACGGCAAGAGCTTAACTATTACATCAACATTTCCTGCATATTACCTAATGAAGCATCCCGACAAGAAAGTGATGATTGCTACTTACTCAAAAGGTCTGTACTCACAGTTTGCTAATACTAATCGTCAAGACTTCAACGAATGGGGACCAAGCTTGTTCGGACTTAGAACTTATATAAATACTGCAGATAAATTCACCATTGCCAAACACAAAGGTGAATTTTTTGCTACTTCGATTTTAGGTGCTGCTACTGGTCACTCAGCTGACCTTTTAATAGTCGATGACCCAGTGAAAGATGCCGAAGAAGCCAATTCACCAACAATTCAAAAGAAAGTATGGGAAGAATGGACTAAAACATTCTCCACTCGTCTGCAAGATAACAGTTCGGTAGTGGTGATTATGACCAGATGGAGGACCGATGATTTAGCAGGAAGATTATTGGATTCGATGTCTCGTAATTGGGAAGAAATTAAGCTACCAGCAATTGCTACTGATCTTAAGCCAGGTGGAACTGATGTAATTGGTCGTCATAATGGCGAGGCCTTATGTCCTGAATTGCATAGCCTAAAAGATTTACTCATTCAGAAAAAAGAAATGGGATCACAGGGCTTTGCAGCTCTTTATCAGCAAAGTCCAAGCATAGAAGACGGTAATATTTTCAAACGCAAATGGGTTCGGTTTTATGTGCCTGATCGTCAAACGCTTGCAAGACTTCACTTAACCGATAAAGACGTGAAGATATTGCCACGACACTTGCAAGAAACTGTTCAAGGTTGGGATGCAACGTTTAAGAGTAAGGAAAACGACGACTTTGTAGCAGGTCAAGTTTGGAGCAGACGTGATGGTGACTTTTATTTACGTCCAGGCTGGTGTCACAAGCGTTTAAGCTTTACGGAAACACTTGATGCAATTAGAACCATGACTCGGTTTTATCCACAGTCAACGGCAAAGCTGGTCGAGGATAAAGCAAATGGTCCAGCCATCATAGATACCTTGAAACATGAAATTCCAGGTGTCATCGCTGTTTCACCTGGTGCTGATTCTAAGGAAGCTCGTGCAGCATCTGTCAGCCCGTTGTGGGAGTCAGGAAATGTCTATGTTCCGCATCCCAAATGGAAGCCTGAAGTCGAAGACTGGTTGGAAGAAATATTCTCATTCCCGAATGCACCGCATGACGATAATGTCGATAGTATGGTCTACTGTTTGCAACGCTTGCACAAGGCCAAGCGCAGACCTATTGGAATTATCAAGTTTTAGAAAGGAGATTACATGGGTTTATTTAATCGAAAAAAGCCTAGCAATAAGCGCAGACCGGCTACAGCTACCAGAATGGACGGCTATCGTGAAGATTTTATGGACTATGAATCTCAATTCACTGGTCAACCTCAAAGATTTGGTGATACACGTCCGGTTTATACGCCACTCATGGCTGATCAAGACTATGAATTGATCGACAACATCATTCATAAGAATGGTATTGCTCACAAAGTAGTCACTAAGCCTGCTCAGGACGCCACGAGGAACGGATGGCGAATCATCTATCCTAACGATCCTAAAAAGCAGGAACAATATCAAAAAGCTCTTGATGCATTAGGCCTTAAAAGATCACTGTGTCAGGAGCTTATTTACTACTACGCTCATGGGGATGCATACGGAACAATTGGTATTTATTCTCCTATGCTTGATAACAATACAGCTAAGCCATTTGATCCAAAGAAACAATCAATCTCTAATATTGCGTTCTTCCACGTATTTGGCCAGAATCACGTTCAAAAGATTGAAGTAAATGATAATCCAACTGATATCAATTACATGAAAGAAGCTGCAGTGGTTATCAATCAAACCAAATCTGGCGACACAGTTGATGCTAACGGCACTATTAAGCCAGGCATCCCGAAAACAAAGCAGATTGTCATTGATAAATCACGTTACTTCCACATCTCACTAGACAAGTTCGAAGACGATGACACTGGTAACTCAATCATTACTAGGTGTTGGGATCAGATTCATGTGCTAGACACAGCGTTGTATTCAGTAGGTAAGTTGCTATATGCGTATGACATCAACGTATTAACTGATGATGGCGCTGGTTATGATCCAGATGATCCAGTTAGCAAGGCAGAATTTGATCAGCAAAATAAAATCTTGTCTCAAAACATGGGAACTGATTCGATTTTGAATTTGCATAATGGTCAAACATTCCAGCGCTTTTCAAACAACGTTTCCGGTATTGAAAATCTGCTGACGTTTGCTTGGCAACAATTAGCAGCTGCATCAAATATTCCTAAGTCGGTTTTGTTGGGAGAACAAGCTGGTACTTTGGCTGGTGCGACTACTGATGTTGCAAATTACTACGATGGCGTTAAATCTTTGCAAGAAGAACTGCTGAGACCGCAATTAGAACGCATTATTGAACTACTTATGTGGTCAACTGATGTTGCAGGCGGTTCAGAAGACCCTGACAGCGTTGATTGGAAGCTTGTTTTTAATCCACTTTGGAGCGCTGACGACAAAACTCAGTCAGAAACATTCCAAAATACAGCAAATGCTGTGGCCACATTGGTTAACTCAGGTATTAAAGATCCTGATGAAGCTAACCAAATGGTTGATGGTCAAAACAACAATGCCGTTCAAGGGATGCAGACTCAAACTAAAGGTGACTCTATTGATCAAGGCGTAACGATGGAACAAGCAAAGCGATTGATGACTGAACTGAAGAAAGTGATCCACGACAATGAGAAGAGTTCCGACTAGATACCCAATGAAACTTGAACATCAATACGCTCGTGATCTCAAAAAGATTGTTTCTGATTGGGATCGAGGGGCTAAAGCCTATGCTCAGTTTTATTTAAAACAGTACGTCAATGGTGGTACTCAATTGAAACTTGATGATGCTACCGATGATCCTAATTGGACCGACAAGCTTAATCAGCAAATTGAGTTAATGGGCTTCGGAATGCAACAAGCGAAAAAGGCTCATGACGAAAATGCAATTGCTACCAAGTTTGTTAGATCCATCAATGCATTCAGCTACAACAACGTGAAAGCACAAGCTGCGATTGTTGGCCTTGATCCTATCAGCGACAACAATGTTTTGCGTAATTACGTTAAAGGCAAGATTCGTGAGAACGTCTCACTGATTGATGACAGATATGCTTGGTATTGGCACTCACTTGAAAAGGACATCTACCGGTCAATTACATCCGGTGGCGGTATTACAAGCATCACTGATGCAATTACTAATCGAACCGGAATGGCAAAAAGACATGCTGATCTAATCGCAAACGACCAAACAGGTACAATCATCAGTCAGCTTAATGCCTACCGTGCCAAGTCAGTAGGTGCTGAAAAGTATCTGTGGCGGTCAATGGAAGACAGGCGTGTAAGGCCTAAACATCGTGAGTTAGATGGAAAGATTTTTAAATACGGTGATCCAAATGGTGGCGACAATGGTGAGTTACCTGGCGAGCCGATTCGATGCAGGTGCCTCGCTGAGCCGATTTTTTAAAGGAGTGATTTTATGACAGAAGAAATTAAGAACACAAATGAAACTAAGCCAGCTGGTTTAACAGAAGTTGTTAAGCCTGCATTTAAAGCAGATGCTGACGCTGGTTTAAGCAAGTTAACTGAAAAGTTGGCAGAACCAACCAAGCCGGTGGCTCCTAAGCCTGAACCGGTAAAGGAGGTGAAACCAGTGGTCAAAGATCCAAAAGGAATGTTCGATTACTCGAACTGTAAGCAATATGTAGTTCAACAAGGCGATACTTTGCTTGATGTTGCTCAAAAGTTTGTCGTAGCACTTCAACAATTGCGCTACTTCAACCATTTGGACAAGGAAGATCCAGTTATCAGACCAGGCAAGACGCTCTATATTCCTGATAAGCCAATTAATGTGCCATACGGTGAATAACAATGCCGTCCGTACAAAGATATGACTCTGTGCCGATCCGTGATTATCACTTCGATGATCAGACCGGCTTTTTGTATGTCTACAGAGTGCCAATTGCTGGTGCAATGGTGCAAAAGTACGTTAAATCTGACGGATCCGAAGAAATGGAAGCCAAGCTTCCTGAGGAAATACTTTCAGATGCAACGGTTTCAAGCGCTAACTCTAAGCCGGTCACAGACGGACACCATGGGTTAGTAACCAAAGACAACTCTCATGACTTGCTGAAAGGCTTTACTGCCTCGAATGGTCATGTTGAAGGCAACATGCTCTACAACGACATTACTATTACTGATCCTAATTTGATTTCTCAGATTAAGAGCGGTGACAAGAGAGAATTGTCTATTGGCTTTGAAACTCAAATGGATCCAACTAGTGGTACTTACAACGGCACAAAGTACGATGCAGTTCAAAGAAATATCAGGATCAACCACGTTGCAGTTGTACCGAAAGGTCGAGCCGGTCATGAAGTTCGATTGATTGGTGACAGTGCAGAAGCGGTTGAACAAGTAGAACCTTCTGAAGAGAAAGGAAACCAAATGGAAACAAGAGTAGTTCGTGCAGACGGTCAAAACATTACCGTGGCTGCAGATGATGTTGAAAAAATTACAAAGCTTGATGCTGACAATTCAGCAAAGGCAAAACAAATTGCTGATTTAGATGCTCAAATTAAGAAGTTACAAGCTGAAAAGGCTCAACTTCAAGGGGATGCAGATGCATCAGCAAAGAAAGCCGATGAAGCTCAAGCCAAGGCTGATTCACTTGAAGCCGATAACAAGAAGCTCCAAGAAGAATTTGATAAGTACAAGGATGATGGCGTTGAAAAGAAGCTTGAATTGATCGACAAGGTCAAGAGTTTTGTTGGTGATGAATACGATTATCACGGCAAATCAGATCGTGATATGAAGATTGACGCTGTTAAGGCTATCAAGGGTGATTCAGTTGACTTCACTGATAAGTCAGACACCTATGTTCAAGCTGCATTTGACATGTTGGAAAAGCCTAAGAAGGTTTCAGGCTATGCAGGCCCTGAACCAGAAGCCAAAGGTGACTCAGCTGATCCAATTGCCAAGGCTTATTACGATTTAAACCACATGTACAAGGGGGTTAAATAATGCCAATTCCAGTAGGAACCTATTATCAAAAGAAAGAATTAGGTAACGGTACGGTAGCAACCATTGAAAACAATGTTGTAGACACTGTTACCGCAGGTGAAGAAATTAATTTTGGCGTTGCCGTAAATATTAAGGACGGTAAGGCCGTAACTGCTACATCAGCTCCAATCATGGGTATTGCAATTAAGCGTAACCGCATTGACGGTGATGACTACAATGCTTTGCCAGATGACAAGTTCAAGGCTGGAGAATTGATTGGCGTATTGCGTAAAGGCGGTATCTCAGTTCCAATTACTACTGATGTTTCTCGCTATGATTTCGCGACTGTAAACTCAGACGGCACTTTCAAGACTGCGGGGGCTGGTGATAGCGTTGTAGGTCGTTTCAAGACTGATGGCTATGCAGGTAAGAATGCCATCGTTCAAGTTGAATTAACTGATATGGTCATTACAGCTCCTGCTTCAGATAATTCCGGCTCAAATAATAATCAACCAACAACTAAGCAAGACACTCAACCAACCACTACGGATAAGGGAGGTAAACAATAATAATGGCAGGATTTAATACTGGTGTTCTTACCAGAAAGATGTTTGAGTACATTGATCCACGTGTTATTACCCCAGCTAGAGGTGCACGTCTTGGACGTACTCTTTTTCAGATTGATGACAAGCCCAAAACTTGGGATGACACTTACAAGTACTACTGGAAGGAACGTATGGGCCAAGCATCTGATGTTGTAGATCGTGCTACCGACCTTACAACAGTAGATGTTACTTACCATGAAGAATTAGGCTTTATTACTCAAAAAGGTTCAGCACTTGAATACTCTGACGAAGAAATCGAAAGAGCACAACAAGGTGATTTGGACATTTTGGGTGATAAGACTCAAGCCGCAAACGATGCACTTGCTGATTGGGAAGATCGCTTAATTTTTAATGGTAATGATGACTCACAAAAGCCAATCTATGGTTTGACTTCTGATCCAGATAAGGCGGGCTTCCAAGTTGCTGATGATGCACCTGTTACTTTTGATAAGATTGTTGACCCATCAAACACTGACCCTTACAACGATGCTAACAAGTTGATCAATTGGTTTATTGATGCTGGTAACATGATCAAGTTCTTGCCTGGCAAGAGTAATGCTCAATTAGTTCTTGCACTTCCGCAAAGGGAATACTCGTTATTGACTAGACCTTACAACAAGTACAGCACTAGTGACACTATTTTGAGCATGGTACAAGATACCAAGCACAATGGTGCTAATGCTGTATTCAGCAAGATTGTTCCAGTTCCTGAATTATCAGCAGAATTTTGGAACACTCAAAAGGGAGCAGCAGGCAAGAAGGACTGTGGCATGATCTTTATTAACGATCAAGACACTGCAGATATCAAGGTCGCTATGAATCCAGCTCGTTTTGGTAGAGTCGAATACACTGACGGCAAGACCAAGATCAAGTACATGGAAAGAACCGGTGGCCTTTGCATTAAGTTCCCAGCAGGCTTTGTAAGATTAAACGGTATTAACTAATGAATACCGCAGATGAAGTTACTCCAGATGTTCTTAGAACCATCGGTGATTCACTAATTAGCAAAAAGATGTCTGATGAAACGCTCACTGCATTAATTGATCAAGCAACTTTAATTGCCGAATCAGATGGGATGCCCGAACAAGTTAAGGTCAGAGATAAAACTATTCCGGTTTTGAGAATGGCAACGATCGACATGGCCTTGCATCTAGTGACGGTCATTGGAAAATCTGGTCAAGGTGTCCTTTCAGAAAAGGTTGATGTTTTGGAGCGTCACTATGCTGACATAAGCGACCGTGGCTGGCTTAATTCTTCTAAGTGGGGCCAACTATACATGTGGCTCTATAGAAGATACGGAGAAGGCAGTACACCACGAATTGCGGTGATCCCACATTGACAGTTAGAACTGAAGGACATCATCCAGACTTCATGAAGATGGCCAAGGAGCTAGATAAACTCAACCACTGGGAAGTGGCAGTTGGTTTCTTCGGCGAAAATGATGCTAAGTTGCTGACGATTGTTCGAGCTAACGAATATGGAGCAACGATCAAACCTAAGCCTGGCAATAAGTTTGGTGGCTATTTGATGGTTCCCTACAAAGATGAGAATGGTAAGCAACGCTTTTACAAGTTGAAAGAAGTTGTTATTCCACCACGTCCATTTATCAAAAATGCATGGGAAGCTAATAAAGGCAAGTACAAGCAAATGGTATTTGATGGGCTAAAGGATATCTGTAATGGTGATACGACTGCAATAAAATTCCTTAATAAGCTGGGAGTTACCTGTGTTAAGGATATTCAAGAAGAAGCGGTCAAACTTAAGAATCCACCAAACGCACCATTGACTATTGAGAACAAAAACTCTTCTAATCCGTTGGTTGATACTGGCGAGATGATTAGAAAAGTAACTTATAAGATTATTCCGGATTAGGAGGGATGCAGAATGGCTTTTTACATGGACGCATCAGATATGATTGCTGATTTCGGTGAAACCAGTGAAATTAAAGTATGGAAGCCAGACGACAGTTCAAATCAAGCTTACATTGGTGGTCCTACTGATGAAATTGATTTGTCTGATGATAAGGCAGAAGCCCGTCATGAGCCAGTTTTGCCGATTAATCCTAATTCTAGTCTAGGGAGAAAAATAATTGCCGGAGGCGGACAGCTAGAAGGCAAATTGGTGTGGTACTCAACTGACAAATATCCATCGGGAACGATTGTAAAAGTACCTGCGCAGTTGGGATACTACAAGGTAACTACATACGGTATTTGGAATCCATATTCCGAGTTTTACGAGTATGTACTAGAAGGAGATGGCCAACATGGCATTGAAGAATAATTATCGACCAGAGATGAAAGACAGCTATCTGGTCGTTTTTGTTTTGGCCAAGGTGGTTGATCATCTTTTTAATTGCAAGCTCGTACCGTTCAATAATCCAGGTAATGCACCGGATTATCCTTATGTTACCTACCATCCAATTATTCCGCTCGACTACACGACTGCAGATCATCGTACGGATCAATACTACGAGCAGTTACAAATTGATTGTCATGCTACTGATCCTAATATGGCTCAGCAAATGGCTACCGATCTGCTTAATGGGTTGGTTCACGACACAAATTATGAGCGATGGTTTGATCAAGTTAATGTAGTTCCTGCAGCATTACCAAATCAAGGTACAAAAATACAAGACCATACATCAACGTTGTTGGGTCCTAACTATGACAATATGTATGGTTTTTATTTTAACTTTTTAATTAGTAAAGCAGGTACTGTCTATCAAGCAGACAAGTTGAAGTTTGAAATCGAAGACTACACTATCGATTCAATTCGGACAAACAGCAAGATTGATGGAGATCACATTGATGCTAAGAAGGAGGAAAATTAATGCCTAATAAAATTGGCTCAAATGTCGTTGCACCTTTCGAACGTGTAAAAGATGTCAACGTTATTATGACGATCTTGCATCCTCAACCACTTGTTGGCTTAGGTAATCTACTTTTGATTAACAAGGTAGATAAGCCAGCCACTTTAAAGAAGACTGCAGCTCCTGCAGTTACTCCTGCCGGTGCTGGTACTGGTATTAGTGGCGGCACTACGCCTAAGGATGCTCAAGACAATAAAGATAAGACTGATCAAGGCTCTAGCACTACTGGTGATAGAGCCTTTTCTAATGAATTGAGTAACGACGACAGAATGAACGGCTTGTTGAAGCGCAAGGTCGATACAGCCACTGGTGCCGTTTACCGTGAATACAAGAACTTAGATGCCGTTGCTGTTGACTATCCAGAAAATTCACCTGTTTGGTTCAAGGCAAACTCATACTTTGCACAAGCTAACCACTCAGACAGAATTGCCATTCTGGATTATGTGGACGGTAAGTTGCTCGATACATTGAAGGACTTCTGGTATTACAACTGGACTTTCATGGCATTTGTCGACAACACAATCAATGACGATGTTATTTTGGCTTCTAACATTTGTGAATCCAACCAAGATCACTTCCTTGTACTTCAAAGCAATGACTTGGCTCAATTCACACAATTCTATGGTCAAAATTACACTATCGGCTTAAAGCATGACATTTCAGAAGCTATGGACACTGCTCTTGTTGGTGCTGTGGCTACGAAGACTGTTGGTTCATGTACTTGGAAGTTTAAGGAACTTGCAGGCATTACTCCTGAAGACCTTACTACTCAAGAAAGAGCCGGTATCGAAAATTCTCACTGTATTGCATACATCCAAGTCGATGGCCGTAATGAAACCGCTGAAGGCTTCTCAATGTCAGGTGAATACATCGACCTTCTTCACGGAGAAATCTGGGTAAAGGTCAATGTCGGTAACGAATTGCAAAGACTTTTGCAAGACAACGACAAGGTTCCATATGACGCAACTGGTATCAGCATGGTTTCAGCAAGAATTAGTTATGTTCTTGATCTCGCATGGAAGCAAGGCATCATCCAAACCAATGACGACACTAGCAAGGGTATGTACGAAGTTACAACCACTCCTCGTAGTGCACAATCTCGTGATGATTTGTCTAAGCGTCACTATAGCGGTGCCTCATTTACCTACCATGCAAGCTCTGCGATCCATAGCTTGACAATCCACGGGACAGTTAATTCAGACACGATTATGCAATAAAAGGAGAATGAAATATGGCTAATATTAACTCACCAATGACTGGCTTTATGGCCAAGTACAATGCCAACGACTGTGTCCTCCAAATTGGTGGCAAAGTCATCTCTGGGTTTGGTGAAGACACCATGATTACTGTTTCTCGTGATCAAGACCGTGCCACTATCACTCAAGACCCACAAGGTACTGGTATTTTGTCAGTTAGCAACAAAGATTTGACTACTATCACTGTTAACATCAGTGAAGTATCACCAGATGCTAAATACCTCAGTGATTTGTGCGAAAACTTGAACGAATTTGCGCTTGATTTACGTACAACTACTTTCCACTACTGGGGTTCTTACTGCTTGGTTATCAAGGATCCAGATTACTCAGTTGGTGCACAAGCTTCCAACTTACCTTTTCAAATCAAGGCAGTTAACTTAAACAAGGAATCTGTTCGTTAGAACAGTTTCATCGAGATTCGTATGCGATTTTAGATAGGAGAATTTAATATGTCAGAAGAAATTAAGAATCAAGAAAACCAAAAAGAAACTGAAGCTACTGAAACTAATCAAGAGGCTTCAACCCAACCAACTCAAGAAGAAATGGCTGCTAACACTAAGAAGATCATGGACGATCGTCAAATGATCCTCAAGTTGGCAGAATCAAGTAAGATTGCTGATACCTTTGGCAAGAAGAAGATCGTCTTTATCGATAAGGATCGAGCAACTAAGTACGCTCTTGAATTAACTTATCCTGGTTCAATTCGTGCTTCTGATATCATCCAACAAAGCTACATGAGCAATGGTCAATATAGCTTTAGAACTTTGATGAACGAAGCAATCAAGGATGTAATTACTTTGCCACACATTAAGGATGTTGCTGACTTCTGGGATCACCATACGAATTTTGGTGAAGCTGCTGTAGCAGTATTTAATTTTCTTAACGACGTATCTGAGGGCACAGATGACGTCGCAGGAGATCAAGAATAGAGCTAACCAATTAGAACGCTCTGTCCGGTTGGTGATGCATGGTGTTCCTGAAGAATGGGTAGACCGTGCAACTGAAGACCAACTGGAAATCCTGTGGGAAATTTACGTCCGAGATCAGAAAGACAAGTTTGAAATCACATCAAATGCTAATGCCAACGGTATTGGTATTGCCTTTGGTGGCAAGAAATAGGGAAGGTGAGGCTTATCGATTTAATCGATGGCTTTTTTATTTTGTCTTAAAGCCAAAAACTAGATAGGAAGGATATAAGATGGCAGCAGATCATGAAGGTTGGTATCTTAAAGCGAATGTTGATATTTCAAGTTTGCTTCAAGCCAACAAAGCTACTGATGAGCTCTTTAAGAGCATAAAGAAAGTTGATGCTGGTTTTTCAGGACTGCATGGCAATGATGCCTTAGCAAAAAGCATCAAATCTGCTGATATTGAAACTGCTTCTTATATTGATCGTCTTAAAAGCGAAGGCAAAACCTACGAAGCCAATCAGCAAAAGGTAAATCTGTATTCAAGTCAGATTACTCGGCTTAAGAATCGTCAATCCGGACTAGTTTCCGAGCTTGATAAGATTGCTGCAAAATCTGGTAAGAACAGCGATGCATTCAACATCCAAAAAGCCAGAATCAATGAAACTGCAGCATCTATTAACAAGTTGAATGATGAAGTTAACAAATTGCATCCAACTGGATTTGATCGCTTAACTTCAAGCATCAACAAAGCTGAAAGAGCCAGTGGCAAAATCAAAGACACTTTACGAAGTGGCTGGGACAATATCAAAGGCGGTGCTTATAGTGCCGCTGCTGGTATTACTGCCATTGGTGCCGCTGCCGTAAGTGGTGCTAAAAAAGCCGGTAACTTGCAACAGACCTACAAGGAAGTCAACAACTTGGCTGTCCTTGGTGGTGAACATCAAAGAAACGTAACCAAAGCAATTGCTGAAATGCAACGTCAAGGCCGAGATATGGCCCTCAGGTACGGTAAATCTCAGCAAGAGATTGCTGAAGGTTATGAAGATTTGGTTAAAAGAGGTTATACGACCACCCAGGCATTAGGTGCATTAAGAACTGAAATGCAAGCCTCAGTTGCATCAGGTGATAAATTTAGCGACGTAACCACTGTTTCATCTCAAGTAATAGAAGCATTTGGCATGAGAGTCAAGACTGCTAAAGGTATGATCGAAAATACCAACAAAGCAGTAAACATGTTGGCCTACAGTGCGGATGCTACTTCTACTGGTTTTCACTCATTAGGTGATTCAGTTCATTACTTTGGTGCCGCTGCAAAAGCGGAGCATGTCTCATTGGCTGAGTCAGCTTCTGCGGTAGGTGTATTGAGCAACAATGGTATTGAAGGCTCAATGGGTGGTACTGCCATGCGTGACATCATCGAACGTATTGGTAGTCAGGTAAACGGCATAGGTAAAAAGAACAGTGTCTTTACCAAATTAGGCATTACTGCTAAGGATATTGAAAATAGCAAAGGTCACTTGAAGAGTTTAGCTGATGCTATGGACGTGATTTGGAGTCACATCAAGCAACACAGTGAAAACTCAATCCAAGAACAAGGCTTCATGAAGTCAATCTTTGGTTCAACTGCACAAAACGCAGCAACCATTTTGGCTCAGAACACCGGTGAACTTAGGAAACTAACTGAGGAAACTCAAAAAGTCGGTGATAAGAGTACCTATGTATCTAAGTTAGCTGCTAAAAACTCTGATACTGCAAAGATGCAAGTGGCTAGAGCTAAGCAGGCCATGAATGACTTTGAAATTAACTTAGGTGCAAAATTGTTGCCTGCCATAAACGACGCAGGTGAGGCTCTTGCCAAGTTCCTAACGTCAAGCGATGGTAAGAAGTTTGAAAATGACACAGAAAATGTGATCAAGAACTTTGCTAACACCTTGATCGGCTTGGCTAGATTTGTTACTCAGCATCCAACCGCCATGAAGATTATTGGTGGTAGTTTCTTAGCCGGTTACAGTGCTACTAAAATTGCTCAAACAATTAGCTTCCTTGGTGAACTGAAGAGTAACTTCAAGGAACTGGCCGAAACTAGTCCCAAGATTGCCAATTTAGGCAAGGCAACGTCCCAGCTAACTAAGCCTACTAAAATTTCAAAGATGAATGGTACTGCTAAGCTAACAACAACTGTGGCGGTAGCATTCGATGCTTACCAGATTGGTAGTGATTTCTACCAGGCCATTAACTCCAAGAGTGCCAATGTAAAATATGCCAAATACGGTGCTGGAATTGGCGGCTTAGTTGGTGGCGCTATTGGTGCATCATTAGGTGGTGTTGCTGGCGCACAAATTGGTCTTAAACTTGGTCAAGCAATGGGACCGGCAGCTGCAGCAAGCTTTATGAAGGGATTCAATGCAGGAGTTGATCCTAAAAATGCAATCAAGCAAAAAGTAAAGCTAAAAAATGGTAAAACAGTCACTCTCCCAAGGGATTCTAATTCTAAATGGGTTAATGACCATGGAACTATTCGACGAGTCGACATACGTAATGCAGGAGAAAGAAAATCTCATTCTGATCACTCAGCGTACAACGTAGAGAGCCACTTCTTGCATCCTACAGATCTCGGTGACTTTTTAGGTGCATCATACAAGGGCCTTTGGAATGATATTACACATATCGGTGATCTTGACTACTTTAAGAGAGACAGAGGTGCTCGCCGTCAGCAAGCACGAGGATCTTGGCTAGGAAATGTTGTTAAATACGTTAGATCCAATCAGATGCTCAGTCCACACGGTAAGCCTAGTGATGGAATGGATGGAACTAGAAGCCTATTCCGTGATATAGGCAAGTGGGCAGGTAAGCAAAACTGGGACTGGGGCGACTTTGACCCTCAGAAAAATGGATTTAATCACTGGCTTGCTGGTTTCACGCCTCAAGTTCATGGTAAAAAACCGAAAAATAGTCAACTTAAGCTTGAAGCATCAGGTATTTTACCTAAAGTAAATGCCAAAAAATGGGCTACTGGAATTATTGATGATGCTAAAAAAGGCATGAAAGGTTTTCCTATATGGACCAAGAATTTAGGGCATAGGTCTAGCAAGTGGTTCAAATCTAAATGGCGAGGCATGGAAGCCTGGGGCGGTAGGACTAAGAAAAACGCTCAAAGCGGGCTTCACGGCTTCGAAACTTGGTCTGGTCAAATGAGTGGACGGGCCAACAAGTGGTTCAAGAATAAATGGAATGGGATGCAGCACTGGGCTGGTGGCATCAAGAAAGATGTCAACTCAGGTTGGACTGGCTTTGAAACTGGCTTAGGTCGAATGGCTGGTCGAGCAGTAGCATTCTTCAAGAAACCATTTGAGGGCTTGGCATCTTGGTTCCATGACCATATTCAAAAGCCCCTTGGTGCCTTTGGTGGTAACGTGGATAAGTTCGTTCATGGCAAGCTAAAAGTTGGTAATCTGCACTTAGCTACTGGTACTAATTGGAAATCTAAATATGGAATTCCTGCTGTACTTAACGACGGCTTTGATAGCCCGCAAACCGGCAACCGTGAAAGCATAATTCACAGAAATGGTCAAATTGAGTTATTGCCTAACAAGCGTAACTTGAAGAGAACACTTTTACCTGGCGAAGATGTCATCAATGCTAAAGACACAGCTCGATTAGCTAACAGATTGCATTTTGCTTCTGGAACGATTGGCTTAGCTAATAATACTAAGGCTGCAAGCACCGACTATAAGAAGTTGACTGCTAATGCTACTAAGTCACTAACTCAGCTTGATAAAACCAGCAGAACAAAGTGGCGTGGCATTACTACTAACACAACTAAGCAAAGCACAAAAACTAGAAAGGGCGTAGTCACTGATTACACTAAAATGCGTAGTTCTGTTAATAAACAGATGACTAATATGCACAGCGGTGTAATCAAAACAGCAGCAAGTACTTCCAAAGGCTTTGGCAAGGCAATGGATAAGATGTCCGGTTATGCCAAAGATGCAATGGGAGATACCATCGATCAACTTAACCGTGGTATTCACGGTATTGACAAAGTTATCGGTGAATTTGGCGGTGATGCATCAGCAATTAAACCGGTTCACTTTGCTACTGGTTCAAATGGTGCATTACCTCACAACACGTTAGCAATGGTTAATGATGCTACTACTGGCCCACGTCAGGAATCGATCGTCCGTGGTAATAATTTGATTATTCCATCCGGTAAGGATCGAATTTTACCACTGCAAAAAGGTGATAAGGTTCTGAACGGTCATCAAACACAAGAGATGGCCAAATCAATGGGACTGCCTCACTTTGCTAAAGGTTCTGGCGTTGGTCATGCTGAATTAAAGCAACTTTACAATATTGCCAAGCAAAACTGGAAACAGCCTGAAAAGACTGGTCGGGCAATGTTTAAGCCGGTCAGTGGTTTACAAGCTGGTGCAAAGGTTTTAGCTGATTCAGCAAATAAAACCGGTGCAGATCAAGGTGTAAAGTACTGGTCATCACTTTGGGGCTTAGCTCAAAAGAAAGTTGATGACAGTGGCGGTGAAACTGGTCCTGCTAGTGGCTTGCTTAAGGCGGTTGAACGTTACGGTGAAGGCCATAAGTATGTTTGGGGTGCGACAGGTCCTAGTGCATTTGACTGTAGTGGACTTGTTATGTATGCCCTCAAGCACGCTTATGGAATCGATTATCCACACTTCAGTGGTGCTCAATATGCTAGAACTCAGCATATCAGCAAAGGTCAAGCTCGTATGGGTGACCTGGTATTCTGGGGAAGTTCAGGTAGTGAGCACGTGGGTGTCTATGCTGGCGGTAACAAGTACTTTAGTGCTGAATCTCCAGCTCAAGGCATCCACATGAACACTTTATCGAGTGTTGTCGGTAAGGGCGCTCCACTGTTTGGCCGTGTTAAAGGTGCCAACACTCAAGGATCATTAAGTAAGGGCAAGGTTAGCGTAAAAACTAACAGTACACTTGATAGATTCGTTAAGAACTCAGTAGGCCCAGGCTTCTGGAAGACAATGCAGAAGATCGGTGATGAGTTTGGCGAAGGTGGTGGCTATGGTAACCCCGCTGGTGATGGCGTTGCTAGATGGCGTAAGTACATCGTAAGAGCAGCACATCAAATGCACGCTAGTGTAAGTCCTGGCGATATCTCTAAGATCATGTCGATGATTTCCGCTGAATCTAGTGGTAATCCAACCATTACTCAGCAAATCCAAGACGTGAACAGTGCAGCTGGTGATCCAGCTCAAGGTTTGCTTCAATTTATCCCACCAACCTTTAATGCCTATGCTGTTAAAGGCCATAGAAAAATTAAAAACGGCTATGACCAACTGTTAGCCTTATTTAACGACCGTAACTGGAGATCAGATATTCACTACGGTGGTGGATGGGGACCAACAGGTGGTCGAAGATTTGCCAAAGGAGGAACGCATCACGGAAGTGGTGCGTTTTTAGTTGGCGAAGAAGGTCCGGAAATCTTAAACGTCCCTGGTGACGTAAAGATTGATGACCACCAAACTACCAGACGCAAACTGCGTAGCTTAGCTAAGGACTTTACTCCTGCTAAGCCTGGTCGTTTACCTAATGGCAAGCCTATCATCACAATCAATATTAACTTCAATGGTAATGTTGGTAACTCCAAGCAAGATGCTGACCAAGTGGCCAACATGATTGAAGTAAAAATTGCTGCAGTTCTTGAAAAGTACTTTGGTCATGAATTTGGTTCTGACCCATCGCTTTACTAAGAGGAGGCGAGTTAATGATAAAAAAGAAACAGCCTACCGCTTATGAGAAGACCAAGAAGGCTTATGATGCTTATCACAAAAAAGAGAAGCAAGCCAATAGGGATATGGTCAAGACTCAAACCAAGGCAATTTACTATGAGCAGGAATCTTATGGCAAACCTAAAAAGGAAAAAGAAAAGTTAATTAAGCTGCGTAACAAATGGCTTAAGTCCTATGATGCAGCTAATAAGCGACATAAACGATATAAAAGAGCAGCTGATGCAGCTAAGGATAAGTTAGGCAAGTTACAAACTGCCAAGACTAATCGTGCTGAAGTTGCTGATAAAATTACAAATCATAATAAAGAACACAATAACGAAGGTCATTGTGCGATTTACAGAAGTGACGGTCAATCATCGACCGTCATTTTTATTTCTCCGACTGACACTGAATCTGAAACATCTAGTGTGAATATCACTTCATGGCCAGTTGATAAAGGCTCACCAAGATACAGTCATGCTCGTACAGCTAGCGAATCTAAGTCCATTGCCGGTCTGATCACTGGTAAAGACAGAGCAGAAGCTAACTCTAAATACAAGCAACTTGAGTACTGGCGAGATCATCATACGGAATTAACGTATGAGGGTGATTTTAAGAAGTCACATCTGCTTATCTCTGAATTAGGTCAAAGTTTCTCAGATTTACGTGATAACCTCAAGGTCACTATTACGTTCAGTTACGTTAGAGCTGCCGATGTGACATCTTCAACTGGCAATAAATCTCATGTTAAGAAATCAAAGTCAACTAAGACCACAGCAGGTAGTAGAAACAAACGCTACACAGCAATTACGATCAAGCCTGGCGATACGTTGTTGGGCTTATCTCGTAAATATGGTCAGTCAGTTGCTTGGCTTCAAAAAGTCAATAAGATCAAAAATCCTAACTTGATTTATGCCGGTAGAACTCTTTATTTGAGTAAAAAAGAAAGAGACATCAAGAAGAAAGCTCGGGTGAAGTAAATTGCGTAGATACATTCCAATCGATGTCGATGATTTGCCTGACATTTTTGATATAAGTCTTGCAGGTGGTGTCTACACATTTCGAATTGACTATAACGAGATAGCTGATTACTATACCGTGACTATTTGGGATGCAGACAGCAACCTGCTGTTAACTCAAGAGCCTTTGATTTTAGGTGAACTTGTTGGATATGACTTACCTGATAAGCGATTACCTCGAATTGATTTGCGTGTAATGGATGAAACAAATCAAGCAAATGATGCTGGTAAAGGTAATTTCGGCTATACCGTTCAAATTTATTTGGATGTTGTAGATCCGCTTGGATCTGAGACAGGTGATCCTACTATTAAGCCATTAGGCTACGATCCTGATGAATCGGTAGACAACTACACGGATGAAGAGGTGTCAAGCTGATGGCTATTGTTACTAAAGATTTTCATGTTTGGTTCGAAGTTATCAATAAAAAAGGTCAAAAGCTGACTTTTTTCAACAATGAAACTCCAGAACACAACTTTCCAATAGCGTTTGAAGTAAATTTCAGCGATTCTCCGACTCCTTCAGTTAATACGGTTACGCTGTATAACTTGTCCAAGAGTCATTCCGATTTCTTCGAAAAAGACGAAAAAGTTTACTTATATGCTAATTGGGGACCACACAAAAAGTTGATTTCTGAAGGCTTCATCACAAAATTTGATGTCGCTCAGCATGATGGAACTACTGATTCCAAAGTGATTAATTTTACCGAGGGTACTGACTACAACAATGTGAAAGCTAATAGCTTGAAGGTTGAGAAGAAAAAAGAAGTCAAAAGATCTAAGTTGGTCGAAGCTACCAAACCTGGCCACTATGAAAATAAGATTGTTAATCATCATAGAAAACAGGTTTGGGTACCTGCTAAAAAGGTTAGTCATCGTGTTAAAACACGAGAAACCAAAGTAATTAGATCTAATAAGGTCTACCGAAAAGGCACAAGTTATGAAGCCGTGATCAAGGGGATAGCTGCACAATGTGGTATTAAGATTTCTAAGCTTCAATTACACAAAAATCCTGTATTGAAGCATGCATATACTGCAAAAGGCAAGCCACTTACTTTGATCAAGCAACTAGTTGTTCACACAGAATCATCTTTTACTTATGTTAAAGGAAGATTAGAAATTGTTGATCCAAAATCTGAAAAAAGGACTTGGATTGATATTGATGATCAGGACTTAGTACAGCCACCATCAACTAATTCGGCTGACAGTACGAAGAAAAAGACTTGGGAAATTACGCTTCCTTTTGTGCCTGAAATGGTTATCAATACTGGTATCAACATGAAGTCTCACTACTTAAAAGGCAGATTTTATGTGAAGTCTGGTCAGCATACATCAGATGGAGAAAATCCACAAACTCAATGTTCTTTATTACCAATGTAGGAGGATAACATGGCAAAAAATAATTCTAGTTCTCAAAATGAACTACAAAACGCTGCTTATAATGCAGTGCGAAACTTTAGAGATGGAATGTTTACTGATATGGAATGCTGCTACATTGCAAGACTGGTGAAGTATGATAAGGAAAGCCATTTGGCGGATATACAGCCCTTAACCAAGATGTCTGAAGGTATGGACTCTGCACAATATCTTGATATTCCAGTGACTGAAAATTGTTACATGATGGACGAAATGTTAGATGAACTTAAGTCAGAGTTCAGCAAAGTTGATACAAATACCAGCCTTCCTGAACATGAATCAACATCATTTGTAAGCAAATTTCCTAAAAAGCGACTTTTACGTGTTGGTGTTCCGGTTGTTTGCGCTGTTCTTGATCGTGATAACGATAACTGGAAAGGTGGCCGTGATGCTACGACTTTTATGCCAAATACCAATAGAACTCATGACGCTAACGACTCCGTCGTGATTGGTGTGCTAGGTGGTGATTGGGTCAATGGCTAAAGATTTTAAATCCACGGACTATGGTGATCTTTATGTTGATCCTGAAACACATGACTTTGTTTTGATCGATGGCTTGGAAGAAATCGCTCAAAGAATTAAAGCAACTCTGGAGACCAACTATCGGGAAATGGATGTATTGGATCCAGAGCAAGGCTTGGATTATACGAATTTTCTAGGTAAGCGATTCAACAAAGAACTTGCATCTGATGAACTGCGAGACACAATTCGAAGGCAAGTGCCTGAGGTTGACTCAGTTGAAGATATTGAATTTAAGTTTCAGCCTAATCGTAAATTAACAATTAATTTCAAGGTGATGGCTACTCCAACGGATAGCGAGTTGTCACAAGAAATTGAAGGAGGTGTTGATATTGCCGTCTAATTCTCAATGGGGACTGACGAGTACCGGCTTCTATGTCCCACAATTTCAAGAAATTTTAAGTGCATGGCAAAATGGTATGATTTCTGCAATTGATCCTGATCTAGTAATGACAACTAATTCTAATGCAGGGGCTTTATGTCATATGTTTGCTAGGCGTGAAAAGGCAATGTGGGAACAGATGCAACTCGAATATTATTCATCGTTTATTTCTAAAGCCACTGGTGTAAGTTTGGATTACATTGGCGGTAATTTAGGCTTAAAACGTAAGGTTGATATGCCGTCTTTTGCTCAAATTAAAATTACAACGCAGGAAGAATATCTAATTCAGGCTGGAGAACAATATGAGACCGAAAATGGTTATCAGTTTACTCTCCTGAAAGATGTTTTGACCAAACAAGGTGATGATGGTACCTGGAGCGGAATTGGCTGGGTGCAGTGTGAAGACACAGGCGAAGAGACCAATGTGCCTGCTAACTCAATCACAGTTGAATCTAATCCAGATGATGAAATTATCAGTGTTACTAATCCTGAAGCAGCAGGTGGCGGTCAAGACTATGAAGACGATGACACCTACCGTGAACGACTCAGAATGGAAAATGCTGCTAGACCTGGATCAACTGCAGCCGGAATTAGATCAGCATTAATGAATTTGTCTGGCGTTCGTGAAGTTAACATCGTGCAGAATCCATTTGCAGAAGCTGATAAATATGGCAATCCTCCTTACAGTGTCCATGTTTACTGTTTAGGCGGTAACAAGGAAGACATAGCTGAGTGCCTAGCTGATTACATTGCAGCCGGAATCACTATGGTTGGTAGTCAAGAAATGATGGTCAAGGATGCCACTGGTAATCCTTTGAAGACCAATTTTGACTTTGCTACTGAAAAACAGGTATACGTTAAGGTGCAAATCAACACCAGTGATGCTTGGAATATCGATCAAGGTGCAGATGACGTTAAAACCTCAGTTGCAGTTTATATCAATGATTTAGAGATGGGTAATCCACTTTATATCACTAGATTGTATGGGCCGGTTTATGCCATTGAAGGTGTTGATGATGCGATCCTACAAATTGGACTTGCACCTGATCAGTTAGCAGAAAACGACATCAAGCAGAAAGACTTCGAAGTTGCTAGATGTGATCCTAACAATGTCGAGGTGATCGTAAATGGCTTATGAGACAACTGATCAGCTGATTGACCTGCTATCTCACCACTGGTACAAACGCCACGATGGTAACCTTTATAAATTACTTGATATTTATAACAGCAACCTGGAACAAATCAGTGATAGTGGCGAAAAAGTTGCTGAATGGCGTGCAATCAAAAATGCTGAAGGAACCACATTAGATTTATTTGGTAAAGATATTGAGACTTACAGACCGACTAAGGATGATCCTCCTTATCGGTTTTTAATTTACCTCAAAACTTTACTGGCTAGAGCGCAGGGGACAAGACCGTCAATCGTTAAGATTACCAGTGCTGCCATTGGGACTGATCAAGGTCTCAAGATTTGGAATACTGGTATTCCTAGACATGTGGGTATTCAAATTCCTTGGGATTATGTAAGTCAGTGGCCAATTGAAAAGTTTTTACTAAAAAATCTGCAACACATGCTGGATCTTGGTTACTGGCTTGATGTGATCGTTTTTAAGACCACAACGCATTTACCGCTTTACATAGCTGCAGGCGGTCAGGACAGAACCCATATAATCACCAGAACTCAACTCAAATGGTGGACCGGTTGGAAAACTAAAAATGATGCAAAGCTGTATGTTGGAATGCACACTTCTTATAAAGATGTGTGGCGTGAACACCAGAAACTTAAATGGTGGACTGGCTGGAAGACCAAAAATGATTCAAATTTATACATCGCTGTCACTGGTCGAATAATCAAGACATCAGTATGGCATGCAAAGACAAAGTGGTGGACTAGCACAGAAGCGCAGCTTCACGCTGGTCTCACTATTGGAAACAAAACAATCACTCAAACTACTCAATCAATAAGGACTGAGTAGTTTTTTATTTACAAGAAAGGAGTAGCAAATGGCAGAAGGCTATAAAGAAAAGTTGAATCAACCTTTGCTTACTGATGCCGGACGACAGATCTTTCTTCAAGTCGGCAACGGTGATGGCAAGTTGGTTTACACTAGAGCAACTTTATCGAGCCAAAAACCGGTAGATTCAACTGGTAAAGCACTTGATGATGAAGCTATACGTCAGATTACGTCACTGCCGGACGATCTCAAGGAAGGCCAGTTGCAACTAACACCGGTTCAGAATGATCACTTTGACGTAATCGCTGATTTTAATAACCGAAATCAAGCTGCAGATATCGTCTTTAGCTGTGTTGGTTGGTTTGCCAGAGTTGATACTGATAAGGCACAAGGCCCAGAAACTCTTATCGCTATTGGTTTTACGAAGAATGATCAAGAAACCTTGGCTGCTGGCTCACCTGATGGACTTTCAACAGAAGTCATTTCAGCAGAACTTGATGTGACAATTAGTGATGCTGCGAATATCGATATGCACGTCAACGAGATTGGCTATGTTACTAGAGCAGAGTTAAATACTTGGCAAACTAAGATTCAAAGTGACATCAACACCGAGTTTGACACTCAATCTAAGGTGTTAACAGTTACCTTAAACGGTAAAGATCCAACCAAGGCCGATGACAACCACGTAATTAATTTGCCTACTTACGACAAGACCACAATCGATCAGATGGTGGCTGGTGCAGGCAAGGGTGCCGGTATTAATACTGTTCAAGGTGTAGCACCTAACTCAACCGGTAACGTTGATCTTACAAGCGTCTTTTACTTAAAGACCGATGTTGACAATCTTGTAAAAGCACAAAACGAACAGATTAAGACTCTGCAGAATGCCAGTGGCACAAAGGACACTGAAATTACAGGCCTGAACAATCAAATCACTGGCTTAAACAACCAAATCAATGACCTAGTCAACCGTGTAAAGTTCCTAGAACAAAACGCAATGTTAGGCAAGCGATTTACTAAGGCACAAGAAGCTGACGCTACCGCATGGGAAAACAACAATCCTAACTATATTGCGATCGTTACTGATAACTAGGGGGGGTGATTGAGTGAGTTTAATTAGAGATCCGGCAACTATCACCAAGGTAGGTCGTCAAATGATGACGGCAGGCGGTGATATTACTTACACCAAGGCTACACTGTACGGTCAAGATATTAGTCACCTTACAAAGGATCAACTAGAAAGCTTAACTTCAATCGGTAGTCCTTTGATGACTGTTCCGGTAGGTATCAGTGATAAGAGCGTTAATGGGAGTGCCACGACAATAGTACTTGAAGTAACATTTCAGAATAGTAATTTAAAAGCTGACTTGCCTTACACGGCAGTTGGCTTTTTTGCTAAGAAGGGCGACGATGAAAAGCTTGTCCTTGTTGGCGTTGCTGATCCAGGTGCTTACTTAGTCGCTACTCCTCCAGACGGTATCGCCACCGATGCACTTGATATTAAAGTTGCAATTTCAATCGGTGACGCTGCTTCTGTCACTGCTGTGGTTGACCCGGCTGGATCAGTTACGCCAGCAACGCTTAATGGAGCAATCAACAAAGCTACACACGACCTGACAGCACAAATTGATACTAAGGCTGATAAAACGACCGTAGAGCAGGAATTAGCTATTAAGGCTAACTTTACTGACGTTGATAAAAAACTCGATACGAAGGCTAATTCTAGCGATGTGTACACCAAAAAGCAGGTTGATGATGCTTTTGCTAATCGTGATGCCACAATTGCCACCAAGGCAGACAAAGCCGTGGTTGATGCTGAGATTGCAAAAATCGACTTTACCCCGTATGCCAAAACAGTAGACGTTGACACCAAGATCAAGGATGTTAGCGATGTGGTAGCCACCAAGGTTGGCACAGATTACAGTTACAGCAAGGCAGAGCTTGATAAAAAGCTGCTTGCTATCTCTACTGATACGGACGGCAAAGTTGACGCTAGTCAAGTAGCCGACATGATTACCAACAAGGCTGACAAGGCAGACGTTGACAAGTCAATCAAGGCAGTCAATGACACGCTAGCAACCAAGGCGGACCAAGCAACGACTTATAGCAAAACCGATGTTGATAAGCTGCTAAGCGCCAAGGATGACGTGACTGACGTTGATGCCAAAATTAAGACTGTGACCGATCTAGCCAACACAAAGGCTAGTCAGGACGGCTTAAACAAACTGAGCCAAGCCGTTGATACCAAGGCTGACAAGGCTACGGTAGACGCACAAATTGCTGGAATTGATTTCTCAAAGATTAAATTCCGCAAACAGTACTTAGACAGCCAAGGACAAACGCAAGATCACACCTGGAAAGCAACCAAGAATACCGATGGTACTTACACCATTGATCTTTACAATGATGACTGGACGGCTTCAAAGGTGCACGACTTGCTAGCTCAATTGCCTACTAAGGCTGACCAGTCAAACGTTAACTCACTGGTACAGGACGCTAAAAATACGGCTACGTCAAGGGCAGATAATTTGCAGAATCAAATTAATAGTAAGCTTAATTACTATTACGTTGGTGACGGGTATGATGTGCTTAGCTCAGATGGTAAATGGGGCATTTTGGAATCAAACAATGCTCAAAACCTAAAGAATCTCCCTGCAATGGGTAATACAACTTGGGCCCACATGCTTAAATTGGAAAGAGACGGCTGGGGCGTCGTTATTGTCTATTCACAGGACAACACAATCTGGCAAAACGTCAAAAATGGCGATACTTGGACTGGTTGGTCACGATTAGCGAATGCACTAGACGTTAATAACCTGCAAAAGAATATTGACGGGGCTAATGCCAACGCTAATGGCCGTTTGCCTTATAGCGGCGGTAACATGTCCCTGCGGTCAACGATCAATTGGAATGGTGGCGGAATCAACGACAGAACGGGCAACCTCGGTGGCTTGCACTGGGAAGGCGGTACTGACAGGGTTGACTTATTTGCTGACCAAGATGGCAACGATAACCTAGACCTTGTAATCCAGTTGGGTGACGATAATTCCAACTCCGTGGTTATCCGCAACGCTAGCGGCGCACAGGTGGCAAGAATCGATGCTGGTGGTAATATCACTAGTCCAACGATTACCACATTACAAAACCAAGTTAACGACTTGATTAATCAAATCAACTACATTAAGGATAACTACATTGAAGGCCGCCGCTTCCCAGCTAGTCAAGAAGCACAAGCCCAAGCTTGGGAAAACGAAAAGCCTACTAGAATTGCAATGATTGAAAAATAATAGAAGGGAGCGGAAACATGCTAGATCATATGCTGTTTAATAGATTAAAATGGTTCAACATTGACAACAATTCCCAGCAGATCACAGCAAACGGTAAGAAATGGGGAGCTTATCCAACTAGCGTGAAATTGAATGGAACAGGAGAGCTTTTCTCTAACTTAGGTTTTGGTAATGTTATCGGAACCCCAGACTGTGAATGCTACGCTAAAATTGTTAATGGGTTTGGAACTTTCTATGTTGTAAATTACAAAGGGTCAATGGCATTCATTCGAGGTGACCAAGTTTCATCCGAAAATTGGGGGGGGGTAGAAGCCTCACTATCCGCTTGTATCAACAATTTAGGTCACTTGTTTACCTACGTAGGGAGGTGGCTTAGATGTTAGATCATTTAATTTTAAACAAGCTTAAATGGTGGGATTCCACTGATAGACCATTGATTGGAAAAAGAATCACAGCTTCGCTTGATACTTATCACACGGTAAAAGCCGGGTTTAACTTTACTGCTGAGGATTACAGCAATACGCCAGCTAAAACCAGGGTAGAAAATGCCCTAATTGTAGCAGCTTACAAATTTAATGGCTTAGCTGGTAATGCACCAAGTGGCACGTATATTTTGACTGATCAGGACAACGCCAAATGGCTAAGACTTTACGGCTCCGAAAATATTTTCGGGGGGGGTAAATCCCTACTAAGCCACTTATATCAATGGTTTAGAAACCTTTACAGAATGGTGGTGATCGCATGTTAGATCACTTGCTATTCAACAGATCCAAGTTTTATCCAATAGATGATAATACTGACTTAATTACTGCTGATAGTCAAAAATTTGTTAAAAGCTATATCGGTAAGAAAGTAACAGTAGGGGCACCAGTCTCTTGCTACAACACACAAAATGATATGGAATACTGGGATCAATACAATCAATTTAATGTCGGAGACACTGTAACAAACCAAGTTATTGATAAAAACAATGAAATCTGGTTAAGCGTTGATAATGCTAAGTTCCTCGACTCACATCCAAGACCATTTTTCAAATTAAGTGAATTTCTCTCAAACGGCGGTAAATTATCATAAAAATTAAGGACAACACTCGCAAGAGTGCTTTTTTTATGCAAAAACAACCTAGCTCACAGGGCGTACCCGTGAGCTTTTTTTAATAGAAAGGAGCCAATTATGGCTGACGAAACACAAAACGCACCAGTAGCGGGCGCAGAAACAAACGCTACACAAGAACAACCTACTAAGGTTGCACCTTTTATCTATTACTACAGTGACCCTGATGAAGCAGAGACACTGTTACACCACTTGCCAATTCCAAGTTTTATTGACTTGTCTCAACAAATTGCGGCAGGCAAGTTATGGCACATCTATAACATCTCTGCTCCAAGCAAGGACATGGAAGATCCTATTGTTGACGTAAGAACCAACTCATGGGTAGAAAACAGCAAGAACGCTCAAACCAAAGTCTTAGCAGAAACTACACAAGCTATTGATGCTTTGAAAGCAAAAGGTGAAGAACTTGACCAAGCCAACGACAAGGTAGATGCCGCAATCAAGGCAATGCAACAAAGCCAACAAATGCAAACTCAACAGTCATTAGCCTTGACCCAAGGCTTGCAAAAGGTTGTAGAAGGCCAACAACAAACTGCCAAGGTCATGGCATCAATGCAACAAATCTTGGTCGGCATGAAGGCAGATCAAGCCAAGGCAGACGGTATACCAGCTACCAATCAACCAACTGAAAACGATAAGAAGCAAGAAAACGGAGGTAACTAATTATGACTGATTTAAATTCTTTATTTTTGCAAATGTGGGTACTCGACTTTCAAATGGGACTTTTTAAAGAGCCTTACTTTCAAGGCTTAGTACGACAGGGCTTGTTGACTACTGCAGGTTACAAGGAAGTCACAGGTGAGGATTATGTTGCACCACAAGCACAACCAAGCCAACCAGCTGCACAAGCTTAATCGGTTCAATTTCATCAAAACAGGCTTGTTGATCGTAGGATTAGCAGTCTGCTTCATGATTGATCGTACTTATTTCTTCTATCCGCCATCACTAGCACCAGCATGGAATAATCTGTGGGTCGATGTTATCGGCTTGCTGTCGGGAGTAATTCTCATTCTGTGCGGTGTTTGTGACCTTCATATAGATTTTATCGTTAAGGCGGGGCTAGGCATCTCAGCAGCTTTTCTAACCGTTTTAGTAGTAGCGGAATCCTTCCATGTTATTGGAATTGGCTATTTTAGATTTCATCCAGCAATCTTGTTTGAGATCTACTCAATCGTTAATCTCTTACAAATTGCTTACGAATACGAACCACGGTACTAGGAAAGGGGCTGATACACGTGCAAAGTCTCAAGGACATACTTAGTGTACTAGCTCCCATAGCGGTAACGCTTTTAACGACATATCTAAGTGATAAGAGAGTAGCGAGACGGGACGACCATAGTTTTCTCAAAGATGATTACGAGATGGTCGTCAAGGAAAATAAGGAATTACGAAAAGAAAACGAGAGACTCAGAAAGGAGTTAAACGAGAATGAATGATTTTTGGGCTACATTTTTAGTTAAGTGTGTTGGGTTGCTACTAGGTTTTGTATTTACTGGCGTAGTAGGCTATTTTTCTAAGCACCACATCAAAATCAAGTTACAAGGTCAAGAAATTGATGCTACACAAGCCATTCAAACTGCTATTGAATTAGCGGTTAAGTGGGGCATTCACAGCGCCGACACTAATCAAAATTGGTCAAGTCAAGACAAGGAAAAATATGTCGAGAACTTAGCTGTACACTTCCTTGAAACTTTACCAGTGCCTGTTAAAGATGCTGACAAGTATCGTCCTGAAATTCGGGCTTGTATTGAAGCAACTTTAGCTGGCGTTAAGTTAGCTAAGAGTGAAGCGAATGCGGCCAATGCTACACAACCTATGCCTGAACCAGCTAAGGTAGACGGTAATATTGAAGCTGTAACCGATGAAAAGCCTGCTACTGATACAAAGGGTGATAAATAATGACTCTAAATATTGTTGATTTATCCAGCAATAATGGCCCTGTAAATCTAGCTACTTTAAAACATGCAGGCTGTGATGGCGTGATTATCAAAGCTACCGAGTCAAACTATTACGTTAATCCTTACTTTGCTGGGCAGGTAAAGCAAGCTGCACGACTAGGCATGCTGATTGGTGCATATCACTACTCAGATGGTGGCAGCGTATCAGCAAACATTAACCATTATTGGAATACAGTTAAGCCTTACGCTAAGTACATTGACTTGCACATTCTCGATTATGAGGGACGCAATATTGTTCGTGGCAGTGTTGGTCATGCTAGTGCTGCATTAGCTATGCTTAAAAAGCTAACAGGAAAGACACCTATGATTTACATGGGCTTATCTGATGAAAATTCTTATAACTGGTCAAGTGTGACTGCCTATCCATTATGGGTAGCACAATACAATGACATGAACAATCATTATGGATTTCATCCTCGTTCACTGTATGGAAGTTTGCGTCACTGGAAGAATATGGCGATGTTCCAGTACAGTGCTACGTCTTACATTGGCGGTATTGGCCAAGTTGATGTGTCTGTTTACTATGGTAGCAAGTTGAGTTTTAGCAACAAAGGAAGTGTTGAAATGGCAGAACATTGGAAAGCACCGGTTGAGTTTGATGACTTGGGTGCTTTTAAAGTAATGCAAAAAGAAGCTACATTTTGGAATGATGCCAACAATGATAAAAAAGTTGGCACAACTAACGCTGGCAAAATTTACCGCATTACAAAGGAAAAGAATGGCTTTTACAAGATTGCAAATCATGATATGTGGCTAGATGGTAGAACAGGAGACTTCCATGCCAATCCTGTTGCCTATAGTGACAAAATTCATGCCAAAATCGTAGTTGTAAAGCCAACGTCAGGTCATAAAGACCTAACTACTAAGGTAGTGGGCAAAACTTTCAAAGTTGGGTCAACTTGGAAGATGTTCGGCTATAAGACTTTTAAATCTGCGTCAGGTACTACATGGCATTGGGCACAGGTTGGAGCAGGAGATAACAAGTACATCAACTTAGATAAGTGCCGTGTACTTGTTTAA